GAAATCTGGATCAACGCCGGACTGCCGGGCTTTGCCTTCCAAAGGCTGGAAGGCGTCTATCCCGAGGTCGGAATCTGTGCGCCCTTCAGCCTCGCGAAGGCCGGCGAATCCCTGATCTGGCTCAGCCAAACCAGTCAGGGTCAGGGCATCGTCGTGATGACGAGCGGATACCAGGCGCAGCGGATTTCCACCCACGCCATCGAGTACGCCATTGCCCAGCTTCCGACGATGACCGACGCCACTGCGTTCGTTTATCAGCAGGAAGGGCACACCTTCTACGTGATCAATTTCCCGTCAGGGAATGTGACCTATTGCTATGACGTGACCAGCTCGGCCCTTGCCGGACAGCCGATGTGGCACCGCCGTGCGGCTTTTTCGAAGGGACAGTTCAACCGTTGGTGGGCGAATACCCATACCCTGTTCAACGGGGTCAATGTCGTTGGGGATGCCAGCAACGGCAATCTCTATGCCCTCAACATGAACACCCACCTCGATAATGGAAAGCAAAGAAAGTGGGTCAGGTCTTGGCGCGCGCTGCAGAAGCCCAGTATGTCGCCACAGCGGTTCTCGGCCCTGACGATTGACACCCAAACCGGCATCGGAGTCGCGCAGGGAGCCAACCCGCAATACGTCCTGGATTGGTCCGATGACGGCGGACACTCCTTCTCGCCGGAGCGGTTCATGGCGGCTGGACTTCCTGGGGAGACCGCTCACCGCGTGAAATTCAACAGGCTCGGCTCAACCCGCAGGAATTCCGGCCTGGACCGCATCTTCCGCCTGTCCTCTACCGATGTCTGGGATGTGGCCTTGATGGGGGCCGACCTCGAATGAGCATCCCAACCCCGCAGAACTTCAGCATCGTCCCGCCCCAGGAGCGGATATGCGACCCCAAGACCGGGATCATCAGCCGGTCTTGGTGGCGGTATTTCCAGCAGATTTTTGCTCTGTTGGGTGGGTATCAGGCGGGGACTAGCGGTAATCCGACCCTCTCAGCCGTTGCCGCGGTGGCCTATTCCGAGTTCGGGCGAAGCGGACCCGATTATGGGCGCGAAATCGGGGATCTGGATATCGGTCTTCAGTCGCTCCCGAATTCATCGGGCCGGATTGCCCAGCTGGAGGCAAGGGTTGCTCGACTGGAAATCCTGGTTGCATTTCTGGCCGGCCCCAAACTCGATCTCATCCCCCTTCAGCGCGAGGCCGACATGACCCGCGCCTTTACCATGGGAGTACATGACTGATGGCTGTCGCCGTTGTCCCGCCCCTCTTCAACCCGACCGTCCTGACGACTGCAGCCGTGGCGATATATACCGCTCCCGCTAGCCCGCTCACCCTTGTGGTGGCTCGTATGCGGGTCAGGTTCACCAACACGACCGCAGGCCCTATTACCGTGACTGCGTATGCCGTTCCGACCGGTTCGGCTGCGGCTGGAAACTGCTGTGCGAACGCGGAGTCCATCGCCGCGAACAACCACATCGATTTAGACATACCGCAACTTGGTCCCGGATGGGCGTTCCAGGCTTTGGCGAGCGCGAACACCTCAATCACAGTAACCCTCCTCGATGCCGTGACGTTCTCGTGAACGACTTCACGCTTATAGATTCCGGGATCGAGACCGCCCCCTTTTTGGCTCAAATCGAAGAGCACCCCGAGCTATGGAACCAGAACGATGGAAGGACCCGCGAGGGATCGCCGCATTACGGAATTCCCGATATTTGGGTGAGATACAGGGCGCAGTCGGAAGTGACAGACCCGGCCCAATACAACGAGCCGCACTGGGCGAGCTTCTATCCCGCGTGGGACCTCCTGCCGGCGATGCATCCGATCGTGTTCGGCCTCATGGCGAAGGTCAGGGCGACATACCTTGGCGGGATTCTGATCACCAAGATTCCCCCGAAGTGCAGCGTGCGGCCCCATACAGATCAGGGTGGATGGCACGCGGAAAACTACCCCCTGAAAATCTATATCCCGCTCAAATCCAATCCGGAATGCGTGAACTACTGCGCCGGCAGCCAAGTAACGATGAGGGCTGGCGAGGCATGGGAGTTCGATAACCTCAAAGTGCATTCTGTCTACAACAACGGCGATGAAGACCGCATCACGCTCATCGTCTGCTTTAGGACCACATGAGCAAGCCGTTCTTCATAACCGGCCTCCCTCGGTCCCGAACGGCATGGCTGGCGCTCGCCGCGACGACGGATCGAAGCATTTGCTTCCACGAGCCGCTTGCCCGAATGCAGGAGTGGCAGGATGTCTCCCATCTATGGGCCAATGATGTCTATGAGTTCGTCGCGGTTTCTGATTCCGGTTTGGGGTTTCATATCGACCACATACTGGAAACCTCCGCGCCCCGGACGCTGATCGTTGAACGGCCTGTTGGGGAGGTCACCGCGTCCCTGCGAGCCATCGGCATCGACAATCCGTCTTATTGCAAGGCGTTGGCCGAGTACATCGAGAGGGTAAGACCCCACCCCTTGGTTCGATATGTCGGCTTCTCCGACCTGGCGGACATTAAGGTTGTAGCCGAATGCCTCCGATGGCTGATGCCCGGTCTCGGCGTCGATATGAACAAGCTGGAGGAGCTGTCGAGACTGAACGTCCAGGCCGATATGGGATTGGTCTGGAAACAGGTTGAGGCGCGCAAAAAGGACTTCGCACCCCTGGCGGGCGTTGAGGTGGCTAATTACCTCAAAACCCTTCCTGTAGGGGCGTGAATTAGGTAAACTACCATATGCAGCGCCGTGATGGCGCCGCAGCTCTGAGAGAGAGGCTATCATGCCGTTTTTGGCAGCGGCGGGCGCATTAGGTGGGGGTGCCCTCGCATATAGCGCGAGCGAGGACGCAACCAACGCACAAATCAGAGCCGCCGAAAAGGCCAATGCGCTTGAAAAGCTTATCTACGAGAACACCAAGAGGAGCGAGGAACCGTTCCTCCACGGCGGTCAGAATGCGCTCTCTGCGCTTCTTAAAGGGCTGGGCCTTGCTCAGGGAAATGCGCCAGGGATCAAGCATGGCTCGCTGGACGCTCCGTTCACATTCAAGGACTACCGCGAGTCTCCCGGCTACAAGTTCCAACTCAAGCAGGGTGAGAACGCGGTACTAAACAACGCGTCGGCGCTTGGGGGCGTGAATTCCGGCAATACCCTGAAGGCGCTGACTGCATATGGTCAGGGTTTGGCAAATCAGGATTTCCAGCAGGCCTACAACAACTATACCAACAACCAGAACAACATCTTCGGTCGCCTGTTCTCACTCACGGGAACGGGGCAAAACGCTGCGGCCAATCTGGGTGGGTTCGGACAGAGCTATGCCGGGGCGGTCGGAAGCAACCTTGCCGGGATCGGAAACGCTGAGGCGGCGGGGTCGGTCTCGCAAGGCAACATCCTCTCCAATCTACTCAATAACCCGCAGCTACAGTCGTCATTCCAGAACCTGTTCAATACGGGTGGCGGCGGCTTCAATTTCGGAGGGCAAACACCCGGGAATAACTACGGCGGGGGCCTTACCGGCGGCGGGGTTCAGATCTGATGGCCCAGCTTGATCCGTCCATCATTCTGGCGGCAGGACAAATCAACGATCCCGCACGCCTTATGTCGCTACAGGAACTTGCTCAGAAGCTGAAGCTACAGGACCAGCAGGTTCAGTCCCAGAACATGCTTAAGCAGATATTCGCCAACCCGAAATCCTATAACCAGCAGACCGGGATGATCGCCCCGGACGCTCTCCGTGGCGTGCTGGCGACCGACCCAAAGACTGGCATGGACCTGCTGGAAAATCAGTCGGTCCTCCGCGACAACCAGCTAAAGCGGATGAACGCGATACAGGATACTATTTCCCCTGTCCGCGATGCCTCGCTTGAAGCCTATGACGCCGCGATCAAGGCCGGTGCGTCCCCCGAAGCTGCCCAGATGGCCGGCCAGAAGGCCCTTGATGATGGGCTGAAGCCGATCCTCGACAGCGGGTACTTTTCGGACGAGGAAAAACAGCAGGTACAGACGAAATTCGACCCCGCACAGATGCGTGCCCGCGCCCTGTCCTACAAGGACATGAAGGGGTTTGAGGAGAAACAGAAAGCCGACGAACGTGCGGATAAGCGCGAAGAGCGGATGGAGCACCACGAAGAAGTGATGGAGGGCCTAGCTGAACGGCGGCTCTCTCAGTCCGGGGCAGCGACATCGTTCACGCCGGATATGGGCGCATTGGGTGCCGCCCTGGCCGAGAAAGGCGTTTCACTTCCTGCTGGGCTAAGGTCCAAGGAGCAGCAAGCTCGCATGTATCAGGGTCTTCTTGATCGTCATCCCGGCAAGACTGTGGATGAAATCGCCGACATGGTGAAGACAGGCCAGATCGAATTGGCCGCACAGAAGAAAGAGACACAAACCGCCGCCGGGTCGGCTGGCAAGGTCGAAGTCGCACAGAACGAACTCAAAGAGTTTATTCCTCTGGTTCGGGAAGCCTCTGATGCCGTTCCGCGAGGAAAGTTCGTGCCCCTGAATAAGCTTTTTCAGATGGCCGATTCCTCGATCTCCGATCCCAACCTGCGCGCCCTTAAGGTGCGGATCAATTCCGTGCTGAACGCCTATGACCAGTTGGCCGCCCGAGGCGGAACGGACGCCGCCAAGCGTGAGGAGACCCGTAGCCTGTTGCTGTCGGCGGACAGCCCTGAAGTTCTGGATGCCGCACTCAAGTCGTTCGAGCTGGAGGCGGACGCCGCTCGTCGGGCTGCCGTCAAGGCGACCAAGGTCCCCGAATTAGAAGAGTCGGATACCGACAAGAAGCCGGGCGCGAAGATCGATCACTCGAAAATGTCTGATGACGACCTGAAGAAGATGTTGGGCATTCACTAATGGCCGACAGCGAACTCTCCCCGGATGATCGCGCTGCCGCACTGGCGGAGGCGTATAAGCGCGGCCTGTTGCCCCCTGAGATGAAATCAGCCTACGAGGAGGCGCAGAAGCGGGGTCTTGTTAAGGCGGCTCCAGCCGAGCCATCCGACTACTCCAAGTTCATGAGGGGGCAGGAAGGACCCGCCGGAAAACCCATGTCCCGGTGGGAGCGCTTCGGAACGGGAGTTCGGGACATTGCCGAGGGTACACTTCAGGCCGCCGCCCATATGCCCGTAGCCGATCCTGCCGGGGCGGCGTACGTCGCTGCGCACCCTGAGATCCAGAAAATCCAGCAGCAGGCAGGGAAGCAGGCGGATGCGCGCGAGGCCAAGCGGGAATCGCAGATTAAGGCCGATGAGACTGCGTCTGGTGTGACCGGAATAGACTGGGCTCGGCTTGGCGGCAACATCGCCGGAACGGCACCACTGGCTGCACTGAATCCGGTAGCCGCAGGCGCCGCATCAGGATCACTCACGCCCGTAACCAGCGGTGATTACGAGAAGGAGAAGGCCAAGCAAATTCTGTTTGGCGCTGCCGCAGGGAAGCTCGGCCAAGTCGGTGGCAACGTGCTGGCGAAGATCGTCAGGCCCGCCGCCGAGGCTGCGATTAAGCCCGTGGTCGATATTGCCCGCCGCGCCGGTTATGTCTTGCCACCTCAGATGATGACGGATCGACCGGGGGTGGTTGCGAATGCGCTGTCTGGGTGGTCGGGGAAGATCAAAACAGCCCAAGCCGCTAGCGCTAAAAACCAGGAGGTTACAAACGATCTCGCCAAGAAGGCGCTTGGATTGCCGAAGGATGCGGAACTTACGCCGCAGGCTTTCAAGGACGTTCGAGCTGAGGCCGGAAAAGCCTACCAGGCTGTGAAGGACCGCATCCCCACTACGATCCTCGATGACGAATTCTACACCAAGGTCAGCCAGATCGGGGGCGCAGGCAGCCAGGCAGCCGAAATGTTCCCGGAGATATACAAGCGCGCCGGCGTCGATGATCTGACGCAAAGCCTCCTCAAGCATGAGGAAATGCCGACCGACGTTGCCATGGATCTTGTCAAGCAGCTCCGATACGACGCTAACCTAAACCTCAAGGCCCCCGGCGCCCCGGACAAACATGCCCTCGGCCTGGCTCAGCGCGAGGCTGCCGGGCATCTGGACGATGCCATCGACCGCAATGTCTCAGCGGCAGCTAAATCGGATGCCGCGTTGGGCAGGTCGGAGACTGGTGACCTCGCCTCCGCCTACCGTAATGCGCGGCAACAGATAGCCAAATCCTATGACGTCCAGGCTGTCACCAACGGGGCTACCGGAGACGTGAACGCGGCGGGGCTGGCAAGGCTATCGGACAAAGGAAGACCCCTGTCGGGGGAACTTAAGGCCATCGCCGACACCGCGAACGCCTTCCCGAAAGCGGTGCAAAATCCGGCGAAATTCGGTGGCGATGAGCCGATGAGCGCGCTGGACTTCTTCGGCTCCGCATTAGCCGTTGCTCATGGCCGGCCGTCTATTGCTGCCGCAATCATGGGCCGGCCGCTTGCCCGGTCTGCTCTGCTTTCAGATGCGATGCAGAATTATCTCGCTCCGCCGAAAGGAAGTGGCATGGAGCTGCTACGGAGCTTCGCCTCTTCGGCCCCTCAGACGCGCAATATGCTCGCCAATCTTGCGCGGCAGGGCGGCCAGGTTGCGGCCCCAGCGGCGGCCATGGGTGCGAACGCTATGGTAGGCCCATGAGATGAGTCCGAGCGCAAAGCCCTTGATGAGGATGGCCTCGACTTGCTCCGTATTCACGCGCACTCCGGGAGTAATGACATGTCCCTAAACATCTGCATCAAGACCATACCCCATTCCGAGCAGCGTTACGATACATGTGGCGACTACTGGCGCGACCCGGACGGAACGCTTCAAGTCCGAATCAGCGATATGGGGGATGCACGCTACGAAGCCATGGTGATGATCCACGAGCTTGCGGAGCAAATGCTTTGCGATGCGCGCGGGATCACATGCCAGCAAATCGATGATTTCGACTTCGCTTACAAGGGCGACGGAGAGCCTGGATTTGAGCCGGACAGCCCATACCAGAACGAACACACGATAGCGACGGGCATCGAAATGATGCTCTGTGCCGCGCTCGGAATCAAATGGGCCGACTATGACAAGGTAGTGACGGAGTTGAAGTGATGAAAAAATCCCTGAACATGCTCAAGCATCTGTCCCCCAAGCCGAAGATGACGGCGAAGGTCAGTGACAACGCCATGAAGGGGTCGCAGCCGAAGAAGTACGACCCGAGCCACCACCTCGGCAAATTCCTGCACAAGCCCAAGAAGAAATAAATGCGCTGTCTCCTTATCGACCAAGAAGGGCTGTTCCTGGATCTTGCTCTCAGGCTCGCCGCCTGCGGAAACGAAGTCCGTTGGTATGAGCATGTCGATAAGGGAAAGCACGAGCCGCGCGATGGAGAGGGCTTCAAGGGGATAAAGAAAGTCCCGGACTGGCGCGAGCATATGCCGTGGGCCAAGGATGGCCTGATCATCTGCTCCGGCAACTACGTGTTCATGCATGAACTCGATAGATACCGGGAGTTCGGATACAAAATCTTCGGCCCTTCGGCTAAATCCGCCGAGATGGAAATCAAGCGCTTCAAGAGCATGGAGGTAATGAAGTCCCTCGGCTTCGATCTCCCGCCCTACCACATGTTCAACAGCCTGGAGGAAGCGGAGCAGTTCGCCCGGAAGTCGGACAAATGCTACGTCTTCAAGACCAACGGGGACGAGGGGAACAAGGACATGACGTTCGTGTCCTGCGACCCCGCCGAGATGGTCGGCTGGCTCCGCAACAAGATCGCACGAGGCGTGAAGGTCGGCAGCCAATGCATGCTGCAAGAGAAGATCGATATGCTGTGCGACTACGGCATTTCGGGCTGGTTCGGTCCCGAGGGATTCCTTCCTGAGAAGTACCAGATTGCGTTCGAACACAAACGGCTGATGGACGGCGAGATCGGCCCCCAGACCGGGGAGCAGGGAACGGTTTGTCAGTACGATCCAAACGAGAAGCTTGCCAAGGAAATGCTCCTGCCGATGGCGCCCGTGCTTCAAGCTTTGGGGCACCGTGGAGACTTCGCTATCGGTGTGGGCATAGACAGCAAGGGGAAGGCATGGCCCTTCGAAGTCACCGCCAGATGCGGCTGGCCGGCCTTCACCATCCAAACCGCATCGCATAGAGGAGATCCCGCCAAGTGGATGCGCGACCTGCTGGACGGGAAGGATTCGCTGAAAGTCTCGAACGATGTCGCTATCGGCGTCGTCATGGCGCAACCGATGTATCCATACGCAAAATCCCCCCCTGAAATGGTCGAGGGTAACCCGATCTCGGGCGTGGATGATGTCTGGGACAACCTGCACCTTCACTCGGTTATGTTGGGGCGAGGGCCGGTCATGAAGGACGGCAAGGTCACCGAAGGATCGGTCCACATGACAACCGGAGAATATGTTCTGGTTGCTACGGGACTGGGGAAAACCATCACCAAGGCACGGGATAAGGTCTATTCCACGGTGAACGAGATCAAGTTCCCCTCGGCGATGTACCGAACCGATATCGGCAAAAAACTGGAGGACAAACTTCCGGCTCTTCACAAGGCCGGATATGCCCTCGGAGTTGAGTATTAACCACTACCAATCGTGTGTCTGAGGTAGTATAGTACCGCATCTAGCAGCGCCGTGATGGCGCCGCAGCCCATGGATGGATTATGGCGGTTGCCCTCTCGCCAACGCTGATCCCGCAAGCTAACGCCCTAATTGGGATCGAGCACCCGTTCTATTGGAAGCCCCTTGCGGAAGCGCTGATAGATCGAGCCAGACGAAATGCCGAGGCGGGCGGCCCACTGAGCAATGCTCATCGTTACCCCCTTGTGCGTGAGGCGGTGGACATTGCGGCGGTTCTGAGATTGCTCTCGAACGCTGGCCCATTTGCAATTATCCGGGGAGTAGTCTCCCTCATTGTCAATTCTTTCGAGAGTCTTGCCGCTCGGCCTGTGGCCCATGTCGGCAAAGAAGTTCTCGAAGCTCATCCATCTCTCACAAACACGGATGCCCCTGCCCCCGTAGTCAGCGTAACTGCGCGTGTTGGGATTGTAGCACCTCCGCTTCATGCAACACCAAATACCATAGATTTTGGACTTACCCATTTTATGGGTGGATGTCCGTTCGCCTATAGTCTTTCGACTGGCGAAACATCCGCAAGAAATGTTGTTACCACTGCCGAGCAACTTGCCCTCAATGGCGCAAGTGTTCCCACAGTCGCATCGGCAGAGCCACTTTCCAGGATTTCTGAGTGTCCCGTGGAGGTAGCTCATCGTTGTGAGCCTTCCGAACCGCAGGCCTGGCGAAAATTTAGGAATGCTTTTTCCAGTCATGGTCGCGATTGTATCGCGAACGAATATGGAATGCAACGGGAATTGCCACGATGGCTGTAGCGCTTTCCCCGACGCTCATTCCACAATATTTCATAGCGGGTCAGCCCGCTTCCGGGGCGCTTTTGTTCAGCTACATGGCCGGAACTACGACCAAGCAGGCAGTCTATATCGACTCCTCGCAAGGTACGCAGTTCACCAACCCGATCATCCTGAACGCTGACGGCTATCCCCAGGATAGTTCCGGCAACCCATGCGGCCTGTGGCTCGACCCCACGCTTGCCTACAAGTTCGTCTTCTCCCCCTCCACCGATACCGATCCCCCGACCGATCCGATCTGGACGATCGATAACGTGGTTGCGCCGACGTGAGGTCGCCATGAAGGTTTTCCCGTCTCTGCTTCTCGCGCTTGCGCTGCTCCTGTTCGGGGACCAAGCGAAGGCCCAGCTCTTCTGTCCCGGATCGGCCAACGCTCTCGGCCAGGCGAGCCTTCCGATCACCTCCCTGCCCTACACCGTCAGCGCATCAGACATCTGCCTGATGAAGGTGTTCAACTCGGCGACACCGGGAACGGTCAAGCTCACTTCGGTCAGCCCCGGCTCGAACTTCCCGCTCTACATGTGGAACGAGGGGGCCGGAACCGTAACCCTTCAGCCGCAGGCGAGCGATCAGGGCAAAACCGCTCTCATCAACGGCTCGGCGACAATCACTCTGGTCCAGGGCCAGGGTGCCTATCTTTCCATCGGAGGCGACGGGAACTGGTACGCCAATGCTCCCGTGCCGATTGGGACTGGCTCAGTCCCGTTCTCGCCCAGCACTGCCTACAATTGGTCCGCGCTCCAAACGTTCAGCGGTGGGATCAGCACCGGCACGGCGACGATTAACGGTTATCAGTCGTCTGGTACAAATCTAGCCTCTGGCGGAAACTTCTTTATCGGTGGCTCCGGGTCTGAGGCTGCCGGTGGTTCTTGGCTATCCGGAAATGAAAACACCTATGTAGGCGATAAGGCCGGGTCGCAGGTCACAACCGGACAATTCAATACGGCATTAGGCCACAACGCGCTTGGCGATGGCGGCGGATGTGCAATCACCGGCTCGAACAATACGGCAATTGGGACTGACGCTCTTCGCAATTTCTGCGGCAACAGTGCCGTTACTGCGGTTGGATCTGCTGCGCTAAAGAATCAGACCAACTCGTCGGTAAACAATATCACGGCGGTTGGCGCATCTGCGGGTCTGAATGAGAACAACGGCAACAGCAGCAACAATAGCACGCTGGTCGGGAATGGCGCTGGCTCCGGCCAAGTGGGTGCTAGCTACCGTCAGATCACAGCGCTCGGGGCCAATGCGGGTGCGAATTTAACTACGGCAAATAACGATACGCTGGTGGGGGTTAACGCCGCCTCTGCCACACTTACAAACGGCACCGGAAACATCATTATCGCGAGCGGCGCGCGGACGGTCGATACCGTGGCTTCCGGGAGCACTGGCGAGATCAATGTAGAGAATGCCATCGTCGGGTATTCGGCCGGCAATGCGCCGACAATCGCTAGCGGGTTCGCCGCATCTGGGAGCACCATTTCGACGCCGGGAGGGACTTTCCATTTCAGCGTGACTGTCGGCAGCACCACACCCGGTTCGACAGGCACCATCACTATGCCGACTGCTCCGACTGGTTGGGATTGCGAGGCTAACGATATTACAACGACCTCCACCTCTGTTTTTCTGACCAAGCAGACGGGCGGGTCAGCGACGACGGTGGTCCTGACTAACTATAGCAACCTATCCGTAGCCACGGCTTGGGCGGCCAGTGACGTAATCAACGTCAGATGTTTGGCGTATTAGGCTGAATTATGGCCCTAAGGCGCAAAGGGAACAGTCCTCAGCCTGCCAAGCAATTGCTGGGGGATCTTATTGTCTCCAGCAGTGCAGGCGATGAACTGGAATTCCACCGGGTATGCTCGGGTGAAATCCCGCATCGCCACGATCTCGTCCGGCTGAAATTCATCAAAGATGAACCAGTAGTCTGGGATGTAGTGCCACAGCGTCGTCATCAGGAAAAGGGTCGAGGAGTAGAGGTCCGCGTCGAAGTGGATAAGCGGTACGCCGCCAATCTTCTCCTCTTTCAGAAAGCCCGGGACGGTGTTCTGAAACCAGCCCTTGATGAATTTGGCGCGCTTATCGTCCGGCTGTGGGGTTTCGCCGTCAGTCGAAAAGTGCCCGACCTTCATTTCTCCCCATTCTTCCGGAAGCCCCTCGAAGCTGTCGAACCCGTAGAAACGAGATTCGCGGTTGCGAAACTGCCTAAGAATGCGCTCGAAGCTCCAGCCTCCGTAGACGCCGAATTCCAGATAGGTGATCGGCACATCTCCAATCAGCCGGAAAGCATGCGAATGAAGTTGGTGCTTCTCGCCGAGAGGATAGAAGGTTTTACAAGGATGCGGCCAATAAAGCTCAGCGAGAGCGCGAGCGAACAGGACATGGTGAGCTTCTCCGTGTCCTTCAACGTTATGGCGGTTCTGAAAGAATTGCTCGCTCACATCCACCATCCCTATCGATTTTTAACGACCGGATAACAGCGGATGTCACCGGCTGCGTCAACAGCCGGTAACCACAAAACAGGAAGGTAAGTCCTGCAATGCGCCTGAAAGATTCAGAATCCGCCGACCCCCGGGGGCTATGGAGCATCACACCCAATGACCGTGAATCGCAACCCGAGAATTTGCTAGGCGATGACAGCGAGCGCCAAGCCCGTGGTTGAGCGCAGGAGCGGGCGCTCATCCGCTCAAGAGCAGATCGACCTCGCATCCTACGATAAGGCCGTTGAAGCCGCTGAGGGCTTGAAGGGCCACGAGAAGGTATGCGCCGAGCGGTATCGCAACATCGAGGCGAATATCGGTGAGGTGAAGGCCGATATCAAAGAGCTAAGCCGGGACGCCAGAACGGCAATCGATGAACTCGCTGACCGGCAGGAAGGCTACCACAAGGCCAATTCCGAGACCACCGGCAGGCTCGTCGCGGAGATAGGGCAGATCGCCCAGAAGATAACATCGGCGCAGAGCAAAAGCGATGGGGAGCGCGGAGCTGTGAACCTTATCCTTCGGAACCTTCCGACAATCTTCACCGCCATTATGCTGGCCCTGACCATTTGGTGGCACAGGTCATGACCGGCGACTTCGACCGCGCCTTCGCCATCGTCTGGCGCAGAGAGAACGGCGGGGAGGAAATCGCCGTCTCGAATGATCCTCGCGATCCAGGGGCTTATACCCGTGGCGGCGTGGCCCTCAATCGTCATCCTGAACTCAGCCGCTCCCGTCTGGACGCGATGACCAAGGCCGACTTCGCCGGCTTCTATAAGGCTCGCTATTGGGTGCCGCATAGCTGTGATTCCCTCCCCTGGCCGCTCAACCTAGTGGTCTTTGACGGGGAGGTAAACTCAGGGGCCGAGGGCGCGATTGCCCTCCAGGCTGTGCTTGGCGTGAAGACTGATGGCGATATCGGGCCGATCACTCTGGCGGCAGTCGCCAAACGTAACCCCCTCGATCTGGCGTTCCGTACATGCGTCAAGCGGGACGAATATTATCGGACGCTGAAGACCTTCCCCGTGTTCGGGACCGGCTGGATCATCCGGCTATTTCAGAACATCTACGAAGCCGGTCAGGTGACACCGGCATGAAGGAATCCCGCATCTATGCCCTAGCCTTCACAGCTATCGTTGTTGTCTGGGTGATAGCGGTTGTAGTGGCGAAGAAGCTGTTCGGGGTGGGATTGTGATGCGACACGACCCGCAATCGGCTCCCGGCGTCCCAGGAATGGCGGTGACGGGATTTGAACCCGTGCCCTACGCCTCGGTGGCGTCGCTCTGCTTATCTCTGAGCTACATCGCTGCGCAATCACGCGCCTGCCGCATCACTGTCCCTTGCAAGACACAGACCGGATTCTACCCCAATTCCCATGCTAGCGAAAGGCTGAACGTGATCACCTCGGCCTCTTGCTCGACGGCAGGCGCTCGTACATCCAGAGCCAGGACGGGAGCCAGTGCGGGACTGCGCGCTCACCGTCCATCCAGCGGGAGACGGTCTGTCGGTTGGTATCCACGAGACGCGCGAAAGCGGCCTGGGATAACCCAAGCCGCTCCAGTGTTGCGCGTAAGTCTTCAGCGGTCATGTGCGAGGTCAGGCGTCCCTACCGTCAACGAATTTGAATGTGCCGCCTTCGGTTTCTTTCGCCGGCCGATACATCGCATGTGCGTCGTGCGCACGAAGGCTGCGGGACAACTCGCGAGCTTGATCGAGAGAAAGATCACGAGCGTCGGCGCCCTCCATCAGTCGCCAGCGTGTCAGGTGGTTTTCCCGCTTGGCGACGGCATAGGTGCGATTCTGCTTGCTGCGGTTCGGATGATTCACCATGGATCAGCCTTCCGCCCGTTTGATGAAGTCGCGGAGCTGGGCAGTCTCTTCCGGATCGAGAATGAGCGCGTAAGGCTGAGCACCCCTGAAGGAGAGGGTCAGAAACTCTCCCTTACCGTCGTTGGCCAACTCGGCGAACCACTTATTCCCCAGATCGTGAACGCGGGGCTTTTCCATCTTTCATCTCCAGCCCCTGAAAACCCGAGGCGCGGCATCAGCAAAAAGCTGATCCCTGAATGTAATCCATTGGATGACGAAGTACAAGCGTTATTTTCCCGAAATCGCACGCCACTGAAAGGCTAATCCGATGTCAGACACCAACACCCCGCCTGATCCTCTACCTCCAACCGTAACGCCGTCAGACTGGCGCGGTGACTTCCTCGCCAAGGCTACCGTTGGCCTGATCGCGCTCGTCGTGGTCCTGGTCTTCCTGCTGGCCTTCCTGTCCGCGTTTGGTCTGAAGCCGGACGCCTCGTTCGAGACGGTGGTTATCCAGGTGATCACAACGGTTCTCGGCTTCGGCGGAATCCTGTGGGGCTTCCAGTTCGGCTCGTCCAAGGGCAGCCAGGCCAAGGACGCTCAGATCGCCGCGCTCACGCCCCCGTCTTCAAATCCCACCCCGTAAGGAATCCCACCCCATGCGCTACACTCTCATCCTCCTGATTGCCCTGGTATTGTCAGGGTGCACCACGACTCAGATTCAGAAGGCCGAATCCGTCCAGGCCAAGATCGAGGCAGCAGTCGCCGCCAATGCCGCCAAAATCCAGGCCGCGTGTGCTGATGTCCTCTTGGTGGCGAACAACCCTCTCACCGACGTAGCGGCGGCTACAGTGCCTGTCGTTGGTCAGGTACAGGCATCCGTCAAAGCGGGCTGTGCAACCGCCTCCAGCATCGCGCAGATGGCTACTAGCGCATCGACGGTGGACTGGCTGGCGTCGGCAAAGATCGTTATGGCCTCGCAGGGTGCGGTTCTCCCGCCCCCGGTCGCCCCGCAGCCTATCGCATCGGCAAGCGCTCAGTGATCCGCCTCATCCTCTCCCTATGCCTCTTGAGTGGGGTGGCGGTGGCGGGGGATTTGCCGCCGCCCGCCATCCTGACCAATCCGGCGTTCATCGACCCGGCACCATACCTGCCGAACAACCAACTGACGCCGGGCGTTATCCGGCCCGAGCTGACATTGCAGCAAATCTGCGCCGTAAAGTGGGGTCAGGATCGCCGCGCCGTGACCGAGGCCATGAAGATGGAAGTCTTCCGGGAATACGGCTATCCGCTGGGCCAGAAAGACCCGCGCTGCCCCTGCGAGATCGACCACCGTGTCCCCAGGTCCCTAGGGGGAGCCGACGACATCAAGAACCTGTCCGTCCAGTCATACAGCGGGCCGTGGAATGCCCACGATAAGGATCGGGTCGAGGATAATGCAGCGCGATCCATCTGTCTCCCCGCTGGCGGCATGAGCCTCGATAAGGCCCGTGCGATCTTCCTCGGCAACTGGACAGACCGCTATCGCGAACTGTTTGGAATACCGCCCGATGCTCGGGTGAACTGAATCGGCACTCTCTTCCCTGGTGCCGATGCCGCTTAGGCGGCAGTCCTGCGAACCTTGCCCGTTCTCTTGGTCTTCGGACTGGGGGATCGGGCGATTTTGTTGTTTAATAGTCGAACGATTTGCCGCTGTATGGTTTGGGGTCTTGAACCTCGCCAGTCCGAGGATATTGGTTTGCTTCCGGGTGGTCCGGTTCGGCACGCCACGACACGTACGTGTATCCTTTGCCGTGATTCGGCCAGCGGTTATAGAGCATGTTATGGACGGCATCCTTGTGATCTCTGCCATCGCAGACCTGTCCCCAAACCTCGACTTTGTGTTCAGTTGTGATCGGCAGCCATGGATGCTTAATCCTGGCGTAGAGCTTGCCGACATTCTGACTGGGAAGTGACGCCAACCAGTTCGCGACCGGCGCGGGCATAAAGTCGTACATCCTCAATCTCCCTTTCACTACCTATACTGGGGGCTACAACCCCAAGCGCTTGGCTTCGTCAGCATCGATCAGCAGAACATTGTTCGGCAGCTTGGCGAAGAACCGTAGACTATCGTCGTCCATGCCATCCATCCGTAAGCCGACATCGGATTCGACCGTATGCTCACGCCGCCGACGCCAGAAAGGGCCGACAGATTTAGATGTTACCCACCACCGGCAAACAATCGGCGGGGCCACCGAGAACGTCCAGTCGATGACGTAGGGGCTGTCCAACTACCCCTCCTCCTTCAGTATCTCGTCTATCATGGCGGTCCAAGCGTCCTCTGGCATTGGTCCTTCATAATCATTTTCGCCCAAATACCAGCCGGTCCACCCCGCTTTACGCATCGCTTCACTCGGCACCCGTATTGCCTCGATAGCCGCTCGGGCCATCGGCTCGTATTCCTGCCAGATATACATCTGAAAGTTTGGGTTCGAGCCGGGGGCGCGATAGAGCACTTTTAGCGGCTGATCGGGATCATGCCCCGCTTCTCGCGCAAGCGCCCGCGCCACCCTCTCTAGATCAGCCTTGCTCATGACGCATGCTCGCTCATCGCAACGATCTTCACTTCCCCAATTGCCCAGATATCACCTGAGAGCTTGGTATCGGTGAACTCATCAGCCTCGCGGCGAGTTTTGAAGCTTCCGCATTCGATCCACGACGGATCAGGTGAACTCGGGTTCTTAAGGCCCCTGTAGACGATGTAAACCGGGCCCTTGCTCATTCCTCACCATCCCCGCCGATCATGTCGGACTTCTTGGGTATAGGATCGCCCTTCTCTTTGGCGCGGATCGCGTCGAGGCCCTTTTGAAGCTCGGGCAATGCGGCGATTGTGTCCGGCTTATTGCCAGCCATCAGGCGATCAAAGTCACCCTCGGCAGCCTCCGACGCATTCTTCTTCCATTCGCCGTCGAAAGCGACATCGAACAGCGCAACCCAGCACTCGGAATCCCGGCTCCATTTGACCTTGGAGAAGCGCATTTCGATCTTCATCCCCCATCCCCTATATCTGATGATCTGGCCTTGAGGGCGGGCGATACCGTCGTCAACGATATAGGTCGCTCGGGCGTAAAGCTCAGGGTTCCCGTCGATCAGCACGTCCAGCAACTCCCGCTTTTCGGCCAGATAGACCTTCGCGAAGTCGGGGTCGTGCGCTAGAATGGAGCCGGAATTGCTGATCAGGTCGGCGAGCTTTATGGACTGGCCTTCCGGCGAGGCTTTGGCGAGGTGATCGCGGTCCATGGCCTTCCGGGTGCGGCGGTTTCCATCGGACGGCTTGCTCACGTCCGTAACCTCGCTCACGAGTTGAGCGACCCGACTTCCGAAACTGCCACGGATATCGTCGAGCGTTGCAGTCGTATCCTCCACCACATCGTGCAGGAGGGCTGCGCTCAGAACGTCCCGATCCTCGATCCCCACGCCAAGCAATAGGCTGGCGACCTCTTCGGGATGTCGGATATAGGGCTCTCCGGTATACTTCCGCACTTGATCGCCATGGGCCTTCTCAGCGAAGTCCCGGACCCAACCTACTTCCGTCCTCTCTAGAAGAGCTATCAGGTCGGATAGGGTCATGATGTGGCCTTGGACTCAAGAAGATCGGCCAACTTACGCAGGGCATCTGGCATCGGCTTGGGGAGCCAAGTATCGGGGCCGCGAGTGATAGTGTCCGCCACGTAGATCGCGAACCTCACGGCTTCGTCCCGAGTCAGCGCCAGATTGAATGATCGCGTCTGACCGGATGCGGTTTCGACCGGCGATGTCATGCGGAGATTGAAGCGCTCGCCCACCTCGAAGTTGCTCCAGTTTTGGAAAACGTCTCCGGCGGCGAGCGGTTCACGCATCCGCTCCTTTGTCAGTTCGGCCATATCTACTCCTCCTTACAGGGATACCTTGGCGATCAGGCCGAGGGTGGGGCCGGAAGCGGCATCCAATGGGTGTAGCCCTTAGCATGATAGGCGATTTCCGTGTCCGGAACCCGCCACTGGAACGGGGGCATCGCCTCATCATCCCATTCGGCTAGCGCGACATGTGTATCGAATTCGCGGCCAAGCAAGACTGGCGTCCCATCCTTCGGCGCAGTTTCAATCGGTTGCCAGTCGGCCATCATCACTTCCCTTTCAGTGTCGGTGGTGGCTAGCTATGCGTGTGCCGTCTCGGGAAACAGCCAGTCAGCAGCCCGAACTTGCCCCGGTCCTGGGTAGTCGATCAGCGTAAGTGTCTTCAGCGAGCCGCGCAGGTTAGCGAAGCCGCCGGAACTAGCACTATAGCCCGCGATATCGGCGATTTCAGCCGAAGATATGGGGTTCGGGTAAGCAGCCAAAGCTGGATCAAGTACACGAACCTGGGGTGCGGACAACTTGGCCCTCACGGAGGCGTGGAAGGCATCCCGCGTTAGCGCCACGGAGGGAATATTTGAAAGAGCCGCACCCACATCCGTAAGCATCAGCCGGCCGCCAGCCGGATAGTCTATCGACCCCGACGAGCGAAGCTGCCCGGTTAGGTTGGCGAACCCTCCAGAACTTGGCGAATAGCCAGCGATAAATCCAACCTGTTCCCGGGTCGGCTGTTCGATACCGAAGGCTCTCCACCAAGCAATGGCGTCGAGAACGCGCTGCTGCGGCACAGTCACGCCATCGGAGGCTGGGCCGCGCTGCTCTTTGGCCTTGGGTGCGGCTCTCTGTGCGGGCTGTGGTCGCTCTTTCGCCTCGGCGGGTGCATCGACCCGCAAAGCATTCAACGCCTGCTGGGCTCGCGCTATGCCTATGGCGATGCCGACGCACTCACCTTCCTTGCGCGCCTTCTCTATTTCGTCGGCATTAGCGATCACCGCCGGGAGTGGTTCGGCAGGCGTCGCCGTGATCTTGTTTGCCTGGACCAGTTCGCGGGTAAGGCGCGCAATCTCGGCTTTCAGCGCCTTCGGATCATTCGCCTTGGTTTCAGCGTCCAACCCCGCTAGCCTTTCCTTGAGGACGCCCAAGTCCAGCGGCTTCAGGACGGCATTCCGCACGATCTCGCCGCGTTTCGGTGTCCGCGAGCTGTCGAAAGTCGCTTTGGCCGGGAAGGTCGCAGTCTGCAAGACATTGCGCCCCGGTATCCAGACAACACCTTGGCCCTGCTGCATCGCGGGAAGTGACCCGAGGATTTCCCGTCCCTGGGCTCTGTCGGCCATCCCTTCGATCCAAGCCCCGATGGCATCGCGATCTTGAGAGGCCGTAAGCTTAAGCGCGATCAAGCCATCCGCCTGGCTAAGCACATCCTTGCTCAGCACCGCCGGTCGTTGCGTGATCAGCCATGGGATGAATCCGCGCACACGCCCGCGCCGGACGATCTCTTCCATCCTCGACTGCAACATCGGCTCGCTGGCTTTCTGGGGCGCGAATAGGTCGGCCTCATCGAACACCATATGGAACGGCCCGTATTTCGCGTGTTCGGCCTTCCGATAGATCGCGTCAAGGAATGCGAGCATGAACCGCCGTTCTGCCGTCTTTGTCGCCATCCCTCCAAGGCTAATGACGCAACTCTCGGCCATACCCGCGACAGTCTCGCCGATCAGCGCGCCTGCCTGCTCGCTCAGCGGCAAATCGCCATGCGCGCCTCCGAAGATCACCACCTTGAACTTCGACGCGCCCTCGCCGTCAGGGCTGACACGCAAGCCCCACCAGACATCAAGGGGGTCAACGATTACGACGCGAGCGCCAGAGGCCAGTAGCCTCTCGACTGCGGTCCCCGCTGCATAGGTCTTCCCTGATCCCGTCGTGCCAACAAAGGCGAGCCGATCATCAAGGGCTGCGCTAGGAATAGGATATTTAGCCATCTTCATCTTGACCATGTTGTGTAAGATCGTATATTACACACTATAGCATTACGCACAAGAGGATGTTATGCGGTCAATGAAGCCATCGAACCCGAACGACAGCATGCCTCCAAAGCTGGACGAAGCCTCCGATACCGAACGCGTTCAGATCGTTGCGCCCGCATCATGGGTTGCTCGCGTCGAGGAATGGCGTAGGACTCAGCCGAAGATTCCGAGCCGGTCTGATGCAATTCGCCAGCTTGTCGAAATCGGCCTCGGCGCCAAACCCAAACCCTGACACCCCGCCAAGCCCTCTTAACCCTCCCCCTCTAGGTGGATGATGAGGGAGCGGATACCCGTCACCCATTGCTCTTCTCCTGGGGCTCGGTGGATGCCGCACGAAGGCGGGAGACAAGGCAGTCGGGCGAATGATCAAGTTCTGCTGGGTCCAGATCGTCGTAGTTTTCCGGGTCTGGAATGCAGGCCGAGTGACAGGAAAAACAGTTCCCATCGCCGTCGTAATGCTCGTCCAGAGGGTCCGCCGCCTCCCCGCACAGCTTCCTGACCTTCGCCAATTCGGCCTCAAGCTCAGCGATACGGGCCTCAGTTATATGGTCAGACATCATGTGGGCTCCTATGATGAGGGCGCGGTCATGCCGAGCCAGAGGGCTGATCGACGATCTCGCCGGCCAACTCCGAGGCCATCGTCCAATGCAGACAGGTTTGGTGCCAGCGCTTGCGCGGCCTGACGGGGCTATCGTGGTAGCACTCAGCTTCGCCAGTCGTATCCACCGCGCCGCTGTCGAACCAGTAGCAGTTACGACAGATTTGATGGATCTGAGTTGCTTGAGCCTATCGGACAGCATCTTCCATTTCGCTCATCCCCACCCTCCCAGGTCAGTGCTATTAGGGGTTGGTCATACCGGCCACCGCTGCTCGATATAGGCGGCTGCGCACAGGTAATTCTCGGCCATCTGCTGGCGGCGCTCGTCTGTGTGCTGGTGCGGCCAATCATCGGTCGGAAGCTCGACCACGTTGCCGCCGGTCTTTGGCCTGACAATCTCGGCAGCCCTTCGCAGTCCTTCGGCGACTTCGCGCCACTCCTCCGGGGTCACGACTCCCCTCCCAGGCTATCGCTATAGGGAACGGTCGCGGAACGCCGCGTGTCAGCAAATTGCCGAACGTGCCAGCGGAAGCCTTCGCGTTCTTTCGCCGTTCTGCACTCGATTGCGCGCTGCTCTAGAACCCGAATGCGCCAGACTACCGGGGCTAGACATAAGGATTTCCGCCCCTTATAAGCACCAACCTGCCTTCGGGCGGGCGCGTAGCTCAGCGGGAGAGCACACCCTTCACACGGAGCGGTTCGCAACTTCCTAACCATTTGAGCCGCTGTCCTTTTTCCCTTGTCCAAAATCTCCGCGTGTCTGCGGATTGCCAATCGGTAGCGAATTGATCGCCGCCCGGCGCGTTCCCGAAACGTCATGGATGTAGCGCATCGGTGAGCGCGGGTCCTTCCATCCTTGTTGATCCATCACCCCTCGCAGGTTCCCGGTGGCGTCCATCGTGTGGGTCGCCAGCCAGTGGCGTAACCAGTGCTGCGTGACCTGTGCGAGCAATTGGGCGTCGTCCTCCCGCTCGTGCTCGATCAGCCATTTGACTGCCTTCGCGCGGCCATTGCGGAATCCGGTCTTGTTTCGCCCTCGGCTACCCTTGGCTCCGGCGCCGTAGGGCAATCCTTTGTCGGTCAAGAATAGCGGCCCCTCGCGGTCTTTGAGATTACCCCGCCACGCCAGGTATTCGCGCAGCTTTTCGGCTGCCCATGGATGGAGCGTCGCTGTCCACGGTTCGCCGTTCTTCGTGTCGAGGAATGTGATTTGCTCGCGACCTTCCGCCAGGATCGCATCACAGATGCGGCACTCCATGAGAATGCTGGAAACCCGGTGCCCCGTGCTCCACTCGACCGCGATCTGCGGAATGATATGACGGGGCATGGATTCGATGAGCAGGGTTATCATCTCTGGCGTCAGATCCGCGACGCGTCGGCGAGCCGGTGCCTTCTTCGTGCGGGCCTCAGGATATCGCTCAAAGGGTGGCAATGCGCGGTCGCGCCACATGCGTGATGGATGGTCTGTCCAACCAAGAAAGGCACAGACCGAATTCAGGAAGCGCTCTCGCGTAGACAGCGAGTTCTTCTCCTGCTTCTTGTCGGCCCACTTTATCCATTCGTCATCTTCTATCTCGCGGATCGGCCTGGTGCGAAAGCGCTTGGCAATTTCCTTGATCACCCAAACGTCATATTCCGCCATAGGCTTTTTACGCGGTCGATCTAGGTAGCGCCGGCACGCGATGGAAATTGCAACAGTTGGCTTGACGCCGTAGACGAGTTCATTGAGCGTTTCGTCTTCAACCCTCTGGCGGATGGCTTCTGCCTTGGGTTTGCTGTCAGCCGTAGCGGCGAATTTAGTACTGCGTCTAACGCGCTTTGAGCGGTCTCCGGCAACGACAGTTCCGGTGATGTGCCACATCCCGTCCCGGGCTTTGACTTGGAGACCAGGCGCAGCTCGGCTTTCTTTCTGTCGGCCAGCCGGATTGCTTCGCGCAGGCTTTCGAACTCGCTTTCGGTCCATCTCGGACTCCGCCCGTTATAGTGGTGGACATTCAGAGTTTCATCCTCGGCAAGCCGGGATTGCAACCATCTTGGAGAGCGCGCCAAGCGTTCGGCGATCTCGGCAATGGATTGCTCGTCGGGATTATGGTGCATCACCCCCCCCCTCAGTGGTTTGGTCGGCCGCTGGATTGAGTGCTGAACGACCCGCGTCGGTGATCTCGAATACGTCGCCGTATTTCAGCCTGACCCGCTGGACATAGCCCAAGGACATCAGCTTCTTGAGTGGTGGATACCCATCGTCGCATGTTCCGCGAGCTGCCGCGAAATCGTTCAGGAGAACGCGCTGAGGTTCGGTCAGCTTTCCCATCATCCCTCCTTATCGATCCCGAGAGCGGCGGTGAGGGCGGCACGGGATACACGGCGGCAGTCTTCGGCAACGCATCGGCTGCATGTGATGGGTGCTTGGCTCTCGGCAAGAGAGCAATCTCCATAGTGTTCGGCTTGGCTGAAATCAGGCCAACTGAGGCCGCTTCCATCGATCAGCGGATCGGCAAAGACAGCCCGCGCCCCAGCCTCCACCATCTCCTCCGTCACCACCATTCGTGAGGACATGGCGGCTTGGAAGCCTTCCCATGCGCACTGGACCGTAAGGAGCTTATAGGTCTCCGGTTCGACCGCGATGCGCTTTAGCGAGTGTGGCAGATAGTCGGGCGTTGTCGCGAACCAAGCCTCGAACTGTTCCCGTATGGTATCGGTCATATCTCCACCACCTCGTCGTTCTGGACGGTGAAAGAGCCGCCCGAGGCTATGCATCGAAGAATGTCAGCCTCGATGCCTGGGTTGCGATGGAGCGCACGGCCAACGTCGTTGATCCTATAGCGCTCGACCTTGCCGCCATCGGCAACGTCCCGTAACGCGACCAACCGAAGAAGCTCATCCAGCACGACCGGCGAAACTTGCTGAGAGCCTATCCAGCACGACCGGCGCTCCCGCACGATCTCATCTTCGTAATCGGGGTCCGATGCGTTGCCGGCAGCGATCAGAACACCCAGAACAGTATAAGCCTTGGGCGTCATCGCCCTCACCCTCCCCTATAGCTAGATTGGGATATGTGGTTGGGGGTCATGGTGCAGACTTCCGGGCGAGGGTATGGAACTTCAGGGCCAGCGGGGCCGCATGATTTTCCCATGCCCGGCGTTCGAAAGTTGGCCGGCGAGGACTGCCATTGCGCTCCAGGGCGCGGATCGTTCGGCCATCGAGGGACCGATTGAGATACCCGCGCCACATTGCATCGTTGGCGAACTTCGGCAGGTAGACTTTCACGCTGCATCCTTTCCTGAGTTGGTCCTCATCCGGGCTATCCGGTCTTGGGCATGGCGGAGGCTTATCCGCTCGTAGGCTTCCAACTCTTCGCCCCGACATGACCAGAGGGCCTTAGCTAGTTCGCGGCCCAACACTCCCCGCGACATCAGCCAAGCCTCTTCGCCCATTTCGATGGCCCGCTTATCGAGGTGGACCATGTTGTGCGCCCTGGGAGAAAGCGGGATCGCCCATTTGTCATCGTTCTTCTTGCCCACGCCGCGTGAGTTCGGATCGACGCGCATCAGGTGGTGGGCGTGGATTTCGCCGGTTGTGCCGAACACTGCGCATGGCAGCTTGCGGATCATCTCCAAGTGCTTCGGATCGTTGCCGTCGTTCGGGCGCCCCATCTTTGGGACCGATGCTTTTTGGATGCGGGAAGTAGGCATTAGGCAGCCCACCTTTCTTCCGGCAGAGGGAGCAAGATTCCCTCCGATGCCGCGAAGGCGTAGACCCGATCCAGATACTCGGACATCTCGCCCACGTTCATCTTCGCAGTGCTGTAGGTTGTCACGGTCTTCCCGAAAACCTCGGCGACCTTAGCCTCGGCAAACATCTGCTTGAATGTCTCGTGAAGCTGATCGGTGTCGTTGCCAGTCACTCGGCTGATGATGCCTAGCCACATCCAGTAGAGTGCATTCTGATCCAGACTGCGCTTCTTGCGATGACGACGCAGGATAACTTCCAGCGGATGGTCGGCGTCGGGCTTCACGCCACCGATAGCCCGGACGGCAAGGTCTACTTGCGCCTGGGTGCGGAGGATGATGGTGTGTCCGTCGCTCATGATTAGAACGGAATCTCGTCGTCCAGATCGACCGGCGCCCGGGCGAAGCTACTTGCGGGGGCCGACATGCCGGACAACCGGCGACGAGCAGCATTCGCAGCGCGGTCGAAAGCGGCTCGCTGATCGGGTTCCAGCGCATCGATGGTGGCTGAATTCGCTCGTAGGAACGTGTCGAGCTTTTCCGCGCTGACAACCTTTTCCATGGCCGTGATCTGCCGGTTTACCCAAGCCTCGCGGGCATCGACAGCACTGGCGGTCGGTTTGATCTTCGCCAGCGTTTGGTCGCGAGCCTCCGTGACGCGCTTTTGTGCCCCTTCCGGCAGGCCGAGGAACCAATCAAGGTTACGGCTCCATGCCTTGTTGATCTCGCCCGCGTCAGTCTGCGCGACAATCCACGCGACTGAATCGGCAACCTCGCCTTCGATCTGTGACGGGTCCGGCGAGTGATCGACGTTCTCCCGCGTCTTGTCGTAAAGCGCGAGGCCGAACGGATTGCCGAAGGTCATGAGGGCGCGCTTCATCGCATCGCTCTCCGCTTCCTTGACGGCGCTTTCATGGGCCGCAACTAGATCGACATCCACGCCGCTACCGCAGCCGGTTCCTTCACGAACGATATCGCCGATGGTCACGCGGACCTTCGCCATGTAGCCGACGCCCCAACCATCCTTCGGGTTGGTCTTGCCGACCTTCCGCTGGACCTCGGCAATCTTCGTGATGCTGATCGTCTCACGGCTCCAGCCGTCGAAACCGAAGATACGGTTGGCCTCCGCGATAGCGTGCCACGCCTCGATATAGGACAGCGACCGCCCCGCCTGGTCGCGCGTCTTGACCACCGATCCATCGAGCTTCTTTTCGAGCTTAGCAACCTGCTCAGGACTGAACTTGAAAGTCATCGTTTGATCTCCACCAAACATCATAGTAATATATCAGAGTTTCATTTCGTACGAAATGGTAAACCCGGGAAGTTCATCAGGAAGATGATCGCCAAACCGAATGTGTTCGTTCGCCAGACCATACAAGAACTCGTTCACGTCGCGCGGCCTCGTCTTGCAGAAATGCCGCAACGCCAGAACTGCGGGGTGCGGTTCATTTGGGTCTTCGCTCACTTCATTGAGCTTGACGCTGTACGCCTTGCGCAGCCTGATGGACCTTCCGCCGAAATTGCCCGACACACTGGCCTTGGACTTTCCGGCGCGGTCGGCGTCCCGCTCCAGGCTCTTCGCCTCGGTAAGCAGTTCCTCCGCAACCTCACGCTCGGCGAGGTTTGATGGATCTGATGCACGGAGAGCTTCTTGCGCCTTGGCTGCCGCTTCATCGGCGATCCGGCGCTTCTCGGCAGCTTCGGCCTCTATCCGGTCGGCTTCGGCCTTCAGCCACGGCTCCAGAGCCTTGTCGATAGCCGCAAACGCTTTATGGGTGAGTCCGGTAATCTTCGTGGTCTTGCCGATCAACAGGTTATATCGTTCCTGCACCTCGGCCTTCCCGTCATCGAAAGCTTTGTTTTCGGCCTTACGCGCATCGTCCGCCTCCGCGTGTGCCTTCTTCATTTCGTCGCGGAGATTCTTGATCCCGTCAGCCAGGTCGGCGCTATCGACAACCGCGCCGTCCAGCCATAGCTTGGCCTCGCCGTACAGGTCCTCGATCCGCTTCTTTGCCTTCTCGTATGGCGTCATCTCGACCGGCGGCTCATTGTTGCCGATCACCGCGCGCGGGTTCGGTTCGTGTATGTCTGGCATTTTATGCCGCCCTCGAAATGACGGGGTTACGATCCTCGGCCTCGATCCTCTCGCGATGGATGGAAAGAGCCCGGTCTATCTGTTGCTTGGCGCGGATGAGTTGTCCGGCATACCCGGAGAGCAATAACCCTCCATCCTCCATCGCTATGACCAACCGATCGGCAGCAATGCACACGTCATCCGAACGCTGGCCGGCGAAGTCTCCAGGGCGGCTCACGACACCACCCCATAGACCACCACAGCCATACCAGCCCCTAAAGCTGACAAGATCATTGATAGGCCGAACCTGCGTTTCCAGCTTGTCCGCTTAGGCTTGTAGCTCGGTAAGCTCTTCTGGCAGGTGACGGAGGTGATCCGGGACTTGAGTGCGCGGGTCCGAGTGTCGATCAAGACCGAGCGCAATTGGATGGGGGTCAAAATGGGTATTCCTGATGAAGAGTTTCCCCGCGCCACGGGTTGCAGCTATAGCCTTCCTGGTGGCCCAGGCTTTCGGGCCATTCGCAGGATTTGCAGATTGTCTGCGGCTCTCCGGTTCGTGGTTTCAGGCGGGAAAGCGTGACCTTGCAGAAACCATTACCGCGCGGCTCGAATTGGTAGCCTCCGGACTCGCTCGTCGCATCTTTCTCGACGTAGACAAGCACCTTGGAGCCAAGCAACCGAATGACGATGGCGGGAAAGTCTGCAACCGTAACACCATAGTCGGGATCGCAATCGGCCCCGAGCCGGGCATAGACGGGATCGCCGGGATTGTAGCGGGGTTTCCGGGTCGGGCACTTCCATTTGATCGACGTTACGCCAAGCCCCTTAATGGCCGCGCGCATCGTCTCCTTAGTCGGACAAAGCTCGCCCGAATACAGGCAGCCCACGCATGTTGGATATGCCGTCATACCCCCTCCCTCTTCTCTGCGCTGTCTGCTAGCTGGATGGCACGGTCGTTGTGCGCGCGGATGGCCTGGGTGACGTTTCCGCAGCCGGGGCCGAAATACAGGCAGCTATTGCATTCGACGTGAATCCATCCGCTGTCATACTTGTAGTAATTGACCTCGGCACGGCACTGAGGGCACGGCTTCATCTTCGGGTAGGTCATGACTTCTCCCCTCTCGCCGCCTTCAGTGCGGCACTCGTTTTCTGCTGGCTGAAGAAAAGCCGCTCAGCCCAGTCGCCATCGCGGCAGTTGAAGCCTGTCATTGCGGCCTCGGCGATCAGCTTCTGGACGTTCTCCAGCGCCTCTATCAGCCCATAGTGGGCGTGAACTGCGCGCACGATGAGGTGTGCATTGGCCTCGTATTCGGCGCGCGACCGCTCCCGATGCGTTCGGCCGTCATCGGCACCATCGGCCCAATGACTCATCTTCGGGAACTTCTCCATCCATCGATCTAGGATCGCGTAGGCGTTGACGGTGGCGACTGGGAAACCATCAGCGTCAAGGATTACGGGGTCGGTGCCGTCCTCGTATCCGTCGTACAGATCAAGGGTCCACGGCAGTTCTGTATGTCCCCTATGGGGTGTATCGGTGGTCATGATGCGGACTCCGGGTTTTTGGGAAGCGGCGGCAGTCGTGTCCAATGCGTGTGGTAGCCGGGCCATCCGCCGACCATGAACCGGGACGCAAGGCCCCGGTGGGTGTGGACTTCCACCGTTTGTCCGAGACAAAGAGGGCTGCCGACGTATGGCGCTTCCGTCATGGGGAAGAACCACCACAGCACGTCGCCGTCCTCTTCGGTCCAGTCAGATAGAGGTCGCGCGATTTGCCGTTCCCTCGCCTCTTCGATCTCTATGGATGCTGCGGTGGCTTCGAGGACAGTCAGGGGGCCGTTCATTCGTCGCCCCCTGTGTAGAGCTTCAGGCAGGAGCCGAGCGGACCAAGTATCCAGCACAGCGTGACAGTCGGGTCGCGAACGGTCAGGTTGAACTGCTTCTCAGCCTTGGAAAACTTGTCGTATGTCCCGACATGGACAGTGCCTTTGCCATCGGCACGGCGCAGATAAAGGCCAATATCCGGGGTTCCTGTCGCTTCGCCGAGGGTCATGCTGGCAGTTTCCAGGGCTTGAAAGCCTTCACATCGGCGACGGATGGAAACTTGCCGGTGAACTGCACGGCGCGGTCATCGATGGTCATGATCGCGGACGGCTTCGTGCGGGAGAATTCGACATCCTCCAGCCCGAGACCGAAGCCGTATTCATACCAGCAGTGCTCGGCCATCGCGTGCTTATAAAGCCACTTGCGCATGGCCCGGATGCCGCCGAAGTGCTGTCCACGACTACTATGGATAACCACACGCCAACCTGCGTTAAGCATGTCCAGCATGAACGCCAGCGAGCCGGGCATGGGCGGATCGGGAATGTTCCGCGCGCCCTTCCATCCACTGGTGTAGGAGTGGATCACGCCGTCGAAATCGAGGCACAGGATCGGCTTGTGGGGCTTTGTCATCATGCGTTTCCTTGGGTTTTGCAGGGGATGCGAACCGAGCGCGGATCATCGGCCCGGCCCGGCAGTCGTCACGCCGACCGAAGCGGCGCAGACCGAACATTTGACCACGTAGACGCCGCAGCGCTTGGCGGGGTACGGAAGTTGGGTCGCGCATGATGGATGGCCCTGCGAAAGGTCCACGTCGATGCCGAGCGGGAACTTGGGATTTGGCGCGCACTTCGGCTCGCGACCGCGATCCAGCCATTCGACAGAAAGCGCGCTCATTCGGCGGCATCCCTAAAATGCTCCGCCATATCGAGCGCAGGTATCGATACCCCTATCCCAAGCCGCTCATCGGCAAGTTCCAGCTCGATCTCAAAGAGGGCATTCGCCATTGCTTCGGCATGCTCTTGGGTGGGTTCGAGGATGGGGGCGAGAAGTTTGGAGACTGCGGCGTCGGCGGCTTCACGCATGGCATCTGCCGTGATCAGGGAGCGGCGATCCTCTGGCAGTTCCCGGAGGAATGCTCGCCAGACGATCTCGGTGGCTGCGGATAGATCGCGCTCGAACCGGAGTGCGTCGTCCAGCGCCTTCGCGGCCTGTTCGGAGACTGTCTCAGCGATGCGGAGTTGGGGGATGAGGTCGGTCATTCGGCGGCCTCCGCCATCTGGAGCAGACCCGCATCCGCCGCGATCTCCCGGAGATAGGCATCCACGTAATGCGACACGCTTCCGGCACGAACGATGTCGCTCGGAAGGGTCGATGCCAGCGCGGCGAAGACCTCCCTCCGATCCACCGATAACCCGATGGCATCCCGGCAAGCCTTGATCTGGCGATGGGGCATACCGGCTTCCCGGCAGAGTTCGGTGAAGCCGACTAGGCCAGCGGCAAAGCGCTCAGCGAAAGCGGCCTCGGACTGCCGGATCAGTTCGGCCTCACGGTCCATCGTCTCCGCGCTATACTCGTGATAGGTGGATTCATCCGCAAAGCGAGTACCCACGGAGAGGCCGCTATTGATCAGGGAGGGGGTCATCACCGACGCCCCGGACGGTTCTTCGGGCGAAGCTCCAGGCCGCGCTCAGCTAGCGCATCGCAGATGGAATCGCCGACTTCGTGAGTGAGGAAAAGCAGGAAAATGAAGACGGCAGCGACTAGGGGGCCAACCATCATCCCGAGGGGCCACGGGACCTCATTGTAGCCTGGGCCGGATACCTCCTGAAGCCAACGAGCAAATTTGAGATCGGCATATCCAAGGGCGCCGATGATCGTGATCCCGATGACGCTCTCAGTGATCTCTCGGCGAGGCTCGCGGAAAATATTGGTGAGTGCCATGATATCTGCTCTCCCGTTACCTTTGGGGTTAGGCGGCGCGGCGATCAGCTTCCGCCTTGAGGAAGCTGCGCGCGCAATCCATTCCGAAAGGAAACCAGCCTTGAGAGCGGTCGGCGGGAACATCAGAGAAGTCGTGGTAAGTGTTGGTGCGCTGGTCTAGTTCGAGCCACGCCATGCGGTTTGCCAGCTTTCGCGCGCAATGCGTGCAGTACCGATCACTTGCCGGTAGAGCGCTGGCTTTCTCGGTAATCCGGGGTTCTGGCTTCGCCATCTGTCTGCTCCCATCTTTCCGCCAACCAATGGCGTGATGAGGACAGGCTACAAGCTCACAAGAAACAAGTCAACAAGTTTTCTTGTGTTATCGGGCAAGCGTCTTGTAGAGGCTTCCCGTCACAAGATGGATGGCCTCAAAATCTGACCAGGCGATAGTCTGGGGTTCGGTGCATGGTGTGCGAACGATAATGCCGTTGCCATCCTGATCTACGTACTGGCGGATGGAAATGGGATGATCTTCGCCTTCGCCCTTTAGATAGATGATGATGCTATCGCCTGCCCCGATCTCCGTTAGGCTAACGGGAGCAATATGAAGCGTTTCGCCGTGCCGGTGTCGGGGGGCCATTTCGTTGCCCAGACATTTTATGGCGTAAGCATCTGAAACATTGATCAAATTCGACGGGCGTTCAATTTTGGAACTGGAATGAGCGCGCACTGCAATGACTCCGGTCTTTAAGTCCCGCACGACCTCTCTTACTTCAAGGCCCTCCTGCCCACCTGGAATTCCTTGAGTTTCCGAGCCTTTTTGCCCGTGTTTCGCGGTCGTTGAAAAATTAACGTGCGCCACATTATCTGGGCTGTAAAGTGGAATTGTATTCCCGTAACCCACCGCTTCTATCGGTAAAATAAGCTCTTCCGGCACGTCCCCCCTCGACCGCAAATAGTCGATAACCTTAGGCATAAAGGTTGGGGCGTAGCCGGTTGGGCTTCCCCATCCGCTGAGATGCTGTTGGGCAACGGTTTCACCAGTGAAACTCGCCATTTCCCGGGCGAATTCGCGCTGCGTGATGTTGTTTTCCTTTAGCCACTTGAGCAAAGGACGCCATACCACGGCGAGTTCGGAATTTGGGGTCCCGACGCGCTTCACAAGAAAGCCCCTTGACGGCCCACAAGAACACAAGTAGTTTCTTGTGACCATGAGTATCTCAGCGCTCCAACGAGCTGTCGAAATTTGCGGCGGTCAGACAAAGCTAGCGTCCCTCATCGGCGTTAAGCAGGGCCACGTTTGGTGGTGGCTCAATAAATCTAGGCGCGTTCCCGCAGAGCGTGTTGTTGCGATTGAAACGGCTACGCGAGGGTTCGTCAGCCGATCCGCTCTAAGACCCGATATATATCCCCCCGAGCGGGCGACTCTTAATGCGAGCGCTTCGCAAGACAAGGCGTCCATTCCGTGAACGCCAGAGAATCTGCCGCACTGCAACTTAGCCATCGGGTAGCCTCCGAAATCCACCGCGCTTTGGCCGATGCCAACATGAGCATCGAAGATCTGGCGGTGAAGATCGGCGAATCTCCTGCCTTTTTGAAGCGCGTGCTGGTCGGAGAAAATGGCTCATTGCGCCTGATCCGATTGCCGCTCCTTTCGGATATCTCGTGGGCAACGCAGCAATGGATATCCATTTCGATTACCCCGCTTGATCCCGTTGAACCCGTCAACGCTGTGGAAAGCGGGGAAGCATGATTTCCCCCACCCTCAATCACAATACCCGCATAGCGCGGAGGCAGGGATGAGCCCCCTCTGGTTCCTCACCCTCCCCTGCCTAGCAGCAGCCCTATTGATTCCCCGTGCCTTGGCTAAGGGGAGGAAGGCTGTTGCGGAGGATTGGGCGGACTGTCGGGACGTGTCGGGGGGCGTGCAGTGATCCGCGCGCTCAAATGGTGGTGGCATTGGTTCGGTCCTTTCTCGCCGCTGACCCCTGTTCCGGCTGGCCTACTCACCGCCGTCCAGATAGTCGCGATCTACGATGCGGCCCTCGGTCTGTGGAGGACGCTCCTGTGATCGCCCCGGATGCAAACGGCTGGATGCCGATTGAAACGGCTCCGAAGGATGGGACGGCGATCTTGGTTGCCGGGACCAACCGCAACGGCGCTCCCATGCTCGGCGAAGCATATTGGCACGTGAATCCTGATGGGCGCGATGATGTTGGCTTCTGGTGGGCCAACACTGATCCCGGCGACTACTACGCCTGCCAAATCGATGAGGGCGCGCTCACCCACTGGCAACCCCTCCCCAAGCCCCCGGTGGCATCATGACCGGCCCCCGCCTATTGGACACCCTCCAAACCCTCCACGGCGAGCAACTGTACGGAGCTTGCTGCCTTCTCTTCGCCGCCCTCTGTGGATTCATATGGCTGGTCAAGTCGTATGTCGGGCTGTGGCGGGCGGCCAAGCTTGAGCCTCGGTATTCCGAATGGGAGCGCCACTGGTGATCCGCCCGGAAACCCACATAGCCGAGGCTGAGATATTCGCCCGCTCCGTCAAATACCATTCCGGTGTTGACGCGCTGATCCTGACCTTCCGAGTGCTCATGCACTTGGCGGCTTCCCGTCGTGACTTCGTGATGGCTCACCCGCCCTGCGGCTCCTACTGGAAGGAGCCGTATTGATGGGTGCGTTTTCGTCAGACAGGTATTTGCGCCATTTCAGCCGGCTAGCCCTCTGCGGATCGGCTGCATCCTCTTTGATCCCGCCCCCAGGTCCCTCACCCCGTACACCTTCCCCGTGCGGTCTGAGAGGGGGCGTAACTTCCCCGATGGCTTCGGCTGTCGGGGTCTTTTCTTCCCCAACCTCCGAGGTTTCGAAATGTGCACCACCAAAGCCGCAATGCGCCGTCGCCGTAATGCCAAGTTCGACGAACGGTATGCAGGTCAGTCGCGTGTTCCGGCCGATGTCGCTGCCAAGCGTCGTGCTCGCGCCGCTGCCAATCTCAAAAAGATCGGTAAGGGCTGAGCGCCCGTTCTCACCTGGAAACGACCCTACCGATCTCCCCCTCTCCGACGAGATCAACCCGATATACGGGAATAATCCGAACACGAAGGACCTGACATGAGCCGGGGTGCGGGAAATTACATCCGCTTCACGAGCGAACAGGCGGAATTGATCGCGCAGCATCTGGTTGATGGGACGCCCGTCCCGGAGATCGCCCGCATCCTCGGCATGCCCTATTCCCGCGTGAGGGATAAGGTTAGGGCGCTGGTCTTGGCCTCTCTCGACAAGCCGATACAGAAGCGATCCTCCGCCAAACGGTTCAAGACGCCTGTCTCTACCCGTTCGATCCGCGATTGCCTCTCGTGCCATCGGGATTTTGTTAGCGACGGTCCGCACAATCGCATCTGTGACCGATGCAAGTCCTGCGGTCACGGCGAGGCCGCTAGGTTCGTAACCGCGCATTCCGTGGGGCGGCTATGACCCCACTCGTCCAGTGCCACCGCTTGGCTCTCGGTAGCTACGCTTGTTTGAGGCCGGCGAGCGTGAGCACCGAGGTCCCTACACTTTCTGGCCCGGTACTCGGCCAGGTCGATCACCACTTCGTTCAGAGGCCGTCCGTCCAACTCTGCCAGGAGATCACGGACAGCCTCCCCAATGCTAACGAAGTTTTTCATCGCTTTACGTGTGCCCCTTTCAGTCACCCCAAAGGTGATCGAAAGGAAGTCCACCGTGTCGGACAAGTTATCCACCAAATCGGACAGTTCGAAGATGACTGCCATTGCGCCTGACGATGCGCGCCAATTCGTGCGCACGCAGCTCGAAGACATCGCACGTACTCGTCGCCCCGGTGAGAGCGTTAAGGCAATGCTTGGCCGCGTATCACGGGATGTCGGCCTCGGGTTCTCCAAGGTCCGCCGGTACTGGTACGGCGAGATCGACAACATTCCCTGGCACGAAGCCGAAACCATCCGACAGCGCGCCCAGCAAGTTCGTGAACGATGGGAACTGATGCAGCGCCGGCAAAGGCTTGCGGCTGAGATCACCGAACTCAAAAGGACCGAGGAATATGGCGCTGAAGTTGCGCGCCGCCGGGAGGATAGCCGACGCGCTCATTTGGACGGGAACGAAGCTGAGGACGCTGAGCCGTATCTGTTTTGGCTTGGCCGACCGGATAACGAACTGGATCGAGAGGGAGGCGAATAAATGATCCGACCGCGCACCGAAGAACGCCCCCGCCCTCGTCTGGTCGAGGCCACCGATACCGGACCTGACCCCGCGACCAGCGATAGCAGCGCTGCGCGCCTGAAGTCATTCGTGGAACGGCTGGAGAGGCTTGACGAAGAAATCACCGGCCTCAACGCCGACAAGAAAGAGGTCTACGCCGAAGCTCGCGGGACCGGCTTCGATGTCAAAATCATGCGCAAGATCATCCTCCTGCGGAAGATGGATCAAGCCGACCGTCTCGAACAGGAAGAGCTTCTGGACTTGTACCAGAAAGCGCTTGGGATGCGCGTCTGATGGTTGGCACGCCGATTGCTACGCGTGCAGGAAGCCGCAACGCTGCCGGAAGGTTCATCCGGTCACAGGCCACCATCGCGGCTGAGATCGCCGCTTTGCAGATGCGCGCGCGCCTGGAACGCGAAGTTCCCGCCGCTGAACATGCCCGAGGTGTCGTCTACGAACGCGGCCACTACCACAAGCTCCCCGGCTACCATCCTCCAGTCTCTGATAATGGGGAAGGTGAGAGGGTTGTAGAGACGCTGTTCGATGTGGCGAGGGCGGCGTAATGGATACGAACCTATTTGGCGAGGTCGTCGTTGAGCCGGTCCGCAAGATCAGCCAGCGTAACCCGACGCGACCGAAGGGATATGCCGCGCCACCCGGAAGTGGCCCAGCCGGAGAAACCTGCCGATCCTGTAAGCACTACGTCCGGAAGCATTACCACCGCTACGTTCATCTGAAATGCGGGCTGATGCAAGCTGCTTGGACGCATGGCCCTGGCAGCGACATCCGCGCCAGTTCGATGGCCTGTAAGAAGTGGGAAACGGCATGACCGCAGCAATCCCCTTCGGCCCACGCCCCGGCATCAAAACCCGCATGTACGCACTCGGTCGTCTGCCCAAGGGCAGGATGAACAACACCGAGAAATCATACGCCGATGCTCTGGAGCTTCGGAAGCAGGCCGGCGAGGTTGCTTGGTATCGGTTCGAAGGCATCAAATTACGCCTAGCCGACAGCACGTTCATCACCATTGATTTCCCGGTGATGCTGACCAGCGGCATTCTGGAAATGCACGAGGTCAAGGGATTCTGGACTGACGACGCGCTGGCGAAAACCAAGATCGCCGCCGGAATGTACCCCTTCGTGTTCAAGATCGTCCGCAAGGCTAAGGGCGGCTTCTGGGACATTACTGAGGTGGCGGCATGACCGACCCGCCACCTCCCGGCCCAGCCGAATAACTCACAACGACCCCACTACAAGACCGACAGGGACCCGAGCCGATGCCATTCACCAGCAAATACCACATACCGGAAAGCGTTCTTCGGGCAATTATTGCCGGGGATCGCGGTGTCTGTGAAGTCGCAAGGGAGTATGGCTGCGGCCATTCCGCCGTTCGATATCATGTTGATCGCATTAAAGGGGGACACCCAAGCGCCCCTGATCGGGCATCGATGATCGACAAGGGTATCGGGGGCGACAAGGCGTTTGCCAAGCTGATCTCAGCAAGCGGTCTTTCCTTCACCAACAGCCCCCGTGCGGAGCGTAAGGAGCCGTTCGTTTCAATCCCCCGTCCATCGAGCCATGACTTCAGCCTGACGGGTTGTGGCAGCGCTCTGGCGTGCGCGTAGGCCATAATGGCGCGCATCCGCTCTGTTCATCCCGGCCTGTTCACCGATGAGCGCTTTGTCGAGCTTTCGATGGCGGCGCGCATTTTCCTTATCGGGCTTTGGACTGAGGCCGACGATCAGGGGGTGTTTGTCTATAAGCCAGTCACCCTCAAGATGAGACTGTTCCCGGCGGACAATGTATCCGCCGAAGAAGTGCTAGCCGAGGTCACTGCAACCGGGGCCGTCGTTAGGTTCCAAAGCGACGGCAAGGAGTACGGGGCAATACGGAACTTCTGCAAATGGCAGCGTCCGAAGTCTCCGCAGTATATCCATCCCTGCCCGGCGGAAATTGCTGAGATCGTTTTGCTCCCCAAGACACCTGAAGACCCGGACAGTGAGCGCGGAACGGCCCTTGGCCGGATACTTTGCGAAGCGCAGAACGGCAAATGCCACTACTGTGAGGCAGATATAACTTTCTATCGCAAGCGCGCGAATTCGCTAGAGGTAGAGCACCGGATTCCAATTTCTCGCGGCGGAACAGACAAGATGGATAATCTTGTCGCAGCCTGTAAGTCGTGCAATCGGCTAAAGCGAAACCTCACCGATGCCGAGTTTTTGGCGAAGTTCGCAAAATCCGATCTCGCCGAGAGAAGCGCCTCGCAAGTTGCGAAAGATAATTCGCATTCGTTCGCAAAAGCGAAATCGGAAACTCTGCCGCAGAGGGAGGAGGGAATAGGAATTGGAAAAGAATCCCCCCCTACCCCCCCTCCGGGTGGGTTTGATCAATTTTGGAATGTCTACCCTCACAAGATCGAGGAAGACGCAGCTCGGATAGCATTCAACGAAGCCGAGAGGGTTGAATCGGTCGATGTGATTTGCGCTGGCGCCCGGCGCTATGCCGCCGGTAAGCCGAAGGACCAGCCCTGGCAGAAGGCGCACCTCTGGCTGAAAAAGAGACGCTGGCGCGACCAGTGGGGAAATATCCCCGTGATCGGAGCGAAGCCGTCCACGTCAAGCCTCTGCACCTACGACGAGATGAAGGCCAAGCAGAAGCGCCAGGCCGACGATGGGTCTGGCCCAAAGCCGATTTCATCCATAGCGCCAACCGTCCTTCTCGAAGTCGAAGGGGTGATTTCATGACCCGAGCAACCACGCCGAGCAAAAAGCTGAACGAGTTTCTGAAGGCCAACGGAAGGGCTGTCGGAGAGGCTTTGCGCGATCAGGCCGCAGAGCATGAAATTCCCGCCGACCGCGACTTGTCGCCGGAATCTCGCGAGGCGCTGAACAACGCGCTGGAGCATCTGAAGAAGGCCATCCCCACCCACGGCCTGGACAAGGCCTTTGAGAAGGCGACGAGACCATGAGTGAGGCTTGGGCTGATTCCGTTCTGGCCTACGCGCTTTTCTGCGAGGAGGGCGCCGGGCCATACGACCGGATTTATGTGGATCGCATCGTGCCCGCTTCCCGCGATGGCGACTGCTTGACCTGCGATCTGACCGTCGAACGAGGGTCGCTCATCCGTGCTTTCGGAGCGCGGGTTGGCAACCGACTGATACGCGGACGCTGCTGCAATTCCTGCTGCCAAGCCATGGCCGAATTGGCATCAGCGCGGCCAGCCCCATCCATACCTGAGAGGGAGATATGAGAGACGATTGCGGAAATTGCCATACCTGTTTGGCTGGCAAGATCGACCCAATCACTAAGTTTCCGCTCGCCCGAATGCGGATGATCCTTTGTGATCGGTGCGGAAACAAGCGCTGTCCGCAAGCGACAGACCACAATCACGCTTGCACAGCAAGCAATGAACCAGGGCAACAGGGGAGCGTCTACGCATGACCACCAAACCAGACCTCTCCGCCATTCACGAGCGTAAACCACGGATTGATCTCAACGATAAGTCTGTGGTCTGCCGAGACCGGATTCAGTTCGGTGTTTGGGCGGCAAGGACGCTCATTCTCGCTGACAGCAGCAGAACGCTGAGGGCAGAAAAAGCATTGCCGATGGCCGGTCAAATTGTCCTCGAATTCCTCGCCGACTGCCACATCGAATATGGCGATCATCGGTATTCGTGGACCCGCGCCGACGCTGAAACCATCGCCCATGAATACGGCATCGATCATTGGGAGAAGGCAGCATGACACCAGAACATCTAGCCGCCATTACCTCCCGATATGAGAAGGCTACGCCGGCTCAGCGAGAGGCGCTTTGCAGGCTCAGTGACGGCACAGTCGGCCATTGGCTCAAGGACGTAAAGGTGGCCAAGGCCGACTTACGGGAGGCCCTGTCCTATGTCGGAGAACTTGAGTCCCAAGTGAAGGCGAGGCGCGATCTTGTCCTCGAAATGGCCGAAGGCATCCGTGATGGCGCTGAGGCGATGCGCTACCTACTTGCCTTCCCTAATGCACCGAAGGCTCAGGAGGGTGCTCGACGTTGGATGGCGTCTTTCAACCAGACCGCGCACAACACCCTCACCAGCGAAGACAAGGGGGAATAGACTATGGACGTTCTCGAATGGTGCGGCAGACATCCTATCATCACGATACTGGCCTTGTGGTCCATCGTCGAACTGATCCTGAAAGGGCTCAGCCGGACCTATCGGATGATCATGGTCTCGGCGCGCGGATGGCCGCCGCCTCATCTGGACGCGGACGGCGACTGGAAGCCCGAACAGAAAGCCGAGGACGGAACGCCATGACCACTGAAGAACACCAGCGCCTAAAGGACCAGGTGGTGGAAGCAGCTATGCGCGATACCAATTTCAAGCTTGCCGCACGATCTCGACAAAGCCTGTTTGGCCCTCCGCGATTACCTCTCCCGCTCATCCATCCAGGAAGCTCCTGCGCTGCTACCCTGCCCGTTCTGCGGCGGAGCGGCGAAGCTATGGACTGGACCACTTGAATCATTCGTAGAATGCACTGAGTGCGCCGGGTCGATCGGCGGCACAGATACGGCTGACGAGGCTATTGCCGACTGGAACACTCGCGCCCCTGCCTACCACCATCAGCAGATACCCAGGCAGAGAAGACCGACGCTAAGCTGATCAGCGATGATGAGTTGCAGAGCTTCCTCGCCAGGCTCGCCGCGCACGATTACCCGCGCCCGCAAATCGTCTGCTTGCGCGGCTGGCTCAAAGAGAAATTCGGTTCGCAATCCGAGGTCACAGAGCAGGTATATCCCTCCGATGAACAGATTGAGGCGCTCATCTATCGCGAGTGCCCCGAAGCGGCCAGATTCGATTGCTACGAATTCTCGCAAAGCACAGTTACCGAGATCGTCAAGGCTGCTCTAAATCAGTTTGCCAAGTCCTCACCCCCACCAAGCATATCGGATGAGACGCTGAAACACCTCTTCACCCTCGCTAAGACCGAAGCATGGGAACAGTTTCGGGTGGATGCTAGGGCGGTGATCGAGGGGGCGGGGAAATGATTGCAGCACGCCTAGACCTTGTAGTATCATGCTACCGACACGCGCAGGATTGCGCCTAATCCCATGGAAGGATTTCTCGTCATGATGAAGAAAGGCTCCGCCGACAAGGGCAAGTCCTCGCCGATGAACACCGCAGTCGGTTCCGGCAGCAAGCCCAGTGGCGGCAAGATCAACATCAAGACCTCAGCGCCGATGGATCCGCGCACGCTCGGCGGTCGCGCCCCGAAGGGCTGGCTGAAGTAATCTCCGTTTCAGTAAACTACTGATGAGCTAGTGGTTCAGCCATGCCAAAGGGTATCACGCCCCCCAACGCAGGTAAGGGCCGCCCCAAGGGGTCGGTCAACAAGAGTTCGGCGCTTCTGAAGGACATGATCCTGAAGGCGCTCGATGGCGCTGGGGGGGTGGAATATCTCCAGCGCCAGGCGGATGAGAACGCCGCCTCTTTCCTCACGCTCATCGGCAAAGTCCTCCCTCTGCAAGTCACCGGAGACGGCGGCGGTCCGGTCATCGTCGTAACCGGCGTGGAGCGTGACTAAGGTCCATACTGGCTATCAAGCCAGACCTCAGTTCGCCCCGCTCCACAAGCGCAAGCAACGCTGGGGAATCGCCGTTGCGCATGTCAGGGCCGGCAAGACGGTCGCCTGCATCAACGACCTCGTAGACGCGGCCTTACGCTGCACGCTTCCTAATCCCCGCTTCGCCTACATCGCGCCGTTCTTCAGCCAAGCTAAGGACGTGGCGTGGATGTATCTCAAGCAGTACACCGCCAACATCCCAGGCGTTCAGGCAAACGAGAGTGAGCTGCGGGTTGACATGCCCGGCGGGCGTAGGGTGAGGCTTTACGGCGCCGATAACTACCAGAGGCTCAGCGGCATCTATCTGGATGGCGTCGTGCTCGATGAATTCGGCGACATGGACCCGCGAGCGTGGAAAGAGGTTATCCGCGCTCGTCTGTCAGATCGCAGCGGCTGGGCTTTATTCATCGGCACACCCAAGGGCGTCAACCATTTCGCTGATCTTTGGGAGGCCGCACAGTCGGATGATGAGTGGTTCAAGCTCAAGCTGCGGGCATCAGAGACAGGCATCCTGCCCGCCATTGAGTTGGAGAATGCCGCTCGGCAAATGACCGAGGAAGACTATCAGGCGCAGTACGAATGCAGCTTCGAAGCCTCGGTGGTCGGCTCGTATTGGGGTCGCGAGATGCTTGCCGCCGACAAGGCTGGGCGGATTACAAACGTCACCTATCAGCCTGAGATCGGCGTCGATACGTGGTGGGATCTGGGCGTGGCTGACGCCACCGCGATCTGGTTTACGCAAACGGTCGGGCGCGAAGTCCATGTGATCGACTACTACGAGAACTCCGGCGAAGGCCTGCCCCATTACGCCAAGGTGTTGCAGGATCGCGGGTATATCTATGCCAGCCACAATGCGCCGCATGACATAGCCGTGCGTGAGTTGGGCACAGGAAAGTCCAGGCTGGAGACGGCGGCAAGCCTCGGCATCAAGTTTGTCACCGTTCCCAACATCGGCTTGGCGGATGGCATCGACGCGGTGCGTCCCTTTATCTCCCGCTGCTGGTTCGATCGCGCGAAGACAGAGCAAGGGCGCATGGCGCTTATCAGCTATCGCAAGACCTGGGATGAGAAGCGGAAGACGTTCAGCACAGCACCCTTCCACGATTGGTCATCGCACGGTGCATCGGGATTCCGGTATCTGGCGGTCGGCCACAAGATATCGTCGCCTCGTGCTGTCGTTAAGAAGGCTTCTGCGAGGGGTGGCGGCGATCATTCGTGGATGGGGCGTTGATTATTAAACGGTAAATGTTTATAGTTTACGTCTATGAGCAAGCTTGACCAACTCCGCGCGATGCGGGAGGCGAACTATGAGCGACGAAATCGAACTAAGCCCGGAGCAGCAGGAGTTTCACGACCGCCTGACTCTGGAGGAGCACGGCCCGAACCCGGTATGGGTCAATCCAGCCCCAGGACCAGGAAGGACAATCCGCGTCCGCATCCCGCTAGGCTCGATCAAGAACAGGACCGGGCACAGGCTCACCGCGACGACATGCGAGAGCGGATGAGGTTGAAGCGGGCCAAGGAACGAATTCCCAAGCTCGAAGCAGAGCTAAAGCGCCTGCGTGAACTGGTGGGCAAGGAGAGCGAGTGATGGACAAAGATGAGAAGGCTTGGATGGACCGACACGCAGGAGAGCCCCCGTCGCCGACTTACGTTTGGATGGGTTTCCTCGGGTGGCAGCCAACGGAATTTGCTGAACTGTTCACTTCCCCGCCCGATCCGGATCGTGAACTGGTGGGTGAGAAATGAGCCGAGACATTGCTGCGTGGCTGCTGGTTTACACTGCGCTAGCACTTTTCGCGGTTGGAAATATTCGTTGGCCGAAAGCGGATTTCAGGCACTCTGGATTCAACTACTGCTGGGGCGATTGCAGAGATGCAGCCGACCAAGATGTCCGTGAACTAGTGAAGGACAAGTGATGCACACAGCCGTGGTTGTGTTTGAGGCTATCGGGTGCGCCGTGATCGGCGCGTTCGGCTATGCCATTTTCCACAATCTGCTCGTGGCCGGTCGTCGCATCGAGGCAATATACGCGCGTGTTGACGAAATCGCCGCTGTGCTGGTGAAGGGTAAGGACTGCACCACTGCGCGCGATCCAGCCTCCGGCCACCACGAATAGATTGCACCCCATATCTTGAGGTAGTATATTACCACTATCACTAGATCGGGGCTTCGCCAGTCTTGCCGCTGACCTACTCGCAAATCCGCTACCGGACAGCCGATTACGAGCACAAGCTTGCTCGGATATCGATATGCGATGAGAGGGGTGGGGAGCATTTTGTGGTGGTGCATGACAACGCCGGAGCCAAGGCATTCCGCGAGCGCCGCGACGAGGCAATCGAGCTGATAGCCGATCACATCGAGGCCGGTTACGATCCGGGAGAGGTTGGGCATGTCGGACTATAAATTATTCAAGGGCATCACCTCTTCGCAGACCCTATCGGTCATCAACCCCGATGGCGGCTCTAATCCCGCCGTCAAGCCGTGGGGATCGGGCGACAACAACAACTCGCCGACGACACAGCAGGCATTCCAGGCAACCTTGCGCGGACGGGGGACTGTCTCGGGCAGCATCCAGATCGTGGCGTCGAACGACGGCGTGAACTTCGCCAACTACGGGTCGGCTGTCACGGTGTCGGGTACAGCGGATGACGGGGCGCCGGTGGTCGCGACGGCAACCGGCAGCGGGTCGTTCGTCTATTACGGCGGGTATGTCGCTGCGATCAGTGGAACGAACGCGGCGGCTGATTTGGATATGAGCGCATGACGCCCACGCGCCGCACTATGCTCAAGCTAATAGGTATTGCGCCTGCCATACCTGCATTGTCGCAGGCAGTCCGACCGCTTGCGGCAGTGGCGGTTCCGGCCCGCACCTCTGACCCGAGGCGGCTATACAACTACTGGGAATTGGCAAACACCGAGACCTTCTACCTGGAGGAAGACGACCAGAGGCATCCGGCATGACCCCCGACGAAGCAGGCCAGTTCCTTCTCAACAATGCCGGCAAGGTGCAGGACATGCATGTCGCTGTCCTGTGGTGGCTCAATGGCGAGGGACATATCAGCTTAGGCGTGGACGGCAAGTACACCCACCTTGCCCTTGGTGACGCGGCCAGCAGCTTGTTCAGAGGCATCATCGACAAGCTTGAAGACCATGCGCCGAAGAACCTTGAGGACAAGCTGGCATCGACGCGAGAGCAGATCGACCGGATTCTGAGGGTTAAGCCTTAATGGCAACCCAACCCGAAATGTGGCGCATGAAGCGCGAGGGCTGCGCACCCGTGCTATTTCAGCGCGCGATCTTCCATCCCAACTCAGGACGCATCATCGGCTTCAGGCACGCTCCATCCGTTGAGGATCTGATCCGCGAGAGCCTGGCCGCCGATGGGTTGGTTGAGCGGGATAAGGCCGCAACCCTGGAGCGCCCCGCCAGCATCGACATGCGCAAAGGATCGAGCGGGTAAACCCATGATCCATAGTGAGCGTCGGATGACGGTCAGCAATACATACGGACGGTCGTAATGGCCGGCCAGGACCCGCTCAAGCCGAAGGATTCGGGCAAGATCGGCTTGCCTCGTCTCGGGCCAGGCATGAACAAGAAGCCCCCGACACCCAAGAGCGGCGGCAAGGGGTCCAAGGACGACAAGAAGTCCCTCATGCTCGGCTCCGACACGGACAGCAAGGGCAAGAAGGACAAGCAGCTACAGGAGGATCAAGACCTCCTAGCTCGGATGCGGAAGAACTTCGACAAGGCCATCAGCAACGAAGCTGAGAACCGCCGGGATGGCTTGGACGATGACAAGTTCTATGCCGGCGACCAGTGGCCGAACGTCATCCAGCAGAACAGGAAGCTTGATCAGCGTCCCTGCCTGACGATCAACAAGTTCCCGACCTTCGTCCACCAGATCACCAACGACCAACGGGAAAACCGCCCGACCATCAATGTAAGCCCGGTCGGAGATCGATCGGACCCGGAAGTCGCGAAGATGTATCGCGGCCTCATACGGTTCGTTGAGCGGGAATGCACCGCCGAGACGGCATACGACGAGGCGTTCGAAAGCACAGTCCGAAAGGGCTGGGGCTATTTCCGCATGATCACCGAGTACGAGAGGCCCGACAGCTTCAACCAGGTGCTTCGGGTTATCCCCGTGTGGAATGCCTTCACCGTCTATGCCGACGACCAGGACCAGTCCGATACAGGCGAGGACATGAAGTGGTGCTTCATCACGGAGATGATCCCGAAGAAGGAGTTCGAACAGGAATACCCGGACGCCCAAGCTCTTGCGTGGGAGCTTCAAGGGACAGGCGATTCCATGAAGAACTGGTTCTCGCCCGATGCAATCCGGGTGGCGGAGTATTTCGAGATCAAGAACGAGATGCGCGATCTCGTTTACCTGTCCACCGGACACACCGGGTGGAAGGACGAGCTGAGCGACGAGATTCTGGACGATATTGAGTCGGGTAAAATCACCATCGAACGCGAGCGGCGTTCACCGCAGCCCAAGGTCAAGTGGTACAAGGCGACTGCTCTTGAGGTGCTGGAGCGCAACGATTGGATCGGCTCCTCCATCCCGGTCTATCGGGTCATCGGAGATCGGATCAACGTCGAGGGCAAGAACAAGCTCTTTGGCATCATCCGCAACTCCAAAGACGCCCAGCGGATGTACAATTACTGGTGCCCGCTGTCGCTGGATACGCCGATCCCGACACCGACCGGCTGGACGACAATGGGCGATGTGCGACCCGGTGATTACGTGCTGGGGGATGACGGCAAGCCGACTCTTGTCGTTGGAGAAAGCCCGATCAAGATCGGCACTCCCTGTTATCGAGTAACGTTCGATGACGGCTCGCACATCGATGCCAACGACGAGCATCCGTGGCAGGTCAGCGAGCGCGGGAAGCGCACGGCAAGGAACTGGTCGTGGTCCACGAAGATCGTCACCACCAAAGAACTTACGCCCAGAAAGCACTACATCCCCACAACCTTACCGCTCGATTTACCTGAGACCGACCTTCCTATCCACCCGTACTTCCTGGGTGCGTGGCTTGGCGACGGGAAATCGACCGAGCCGCAGATGTGCGCAGGGGACGCGGACATCCACGAGATGCACCAGCGTCTTGCCGCCTTCGGTTGCAGGGTCGGCGGGATACGCAAGTATGGCGACCGTGTCGGAGTGTTCACGGTTCATGGCGTTCGCAAGGAATTCAGCAGGCTTGGCCTATTAGGCAATAAACACATCCCGGCAATGTATCTTCGCGCCTCCCGCACTCAGCGCCTGATGCTTCTCCAAGGGCTGATGGATACGGACGGTGCGATATCCAAGAACCATCAGTGTAGCTTGACAACCGTCTTCCCGGGACTGGCTGAAGGTTTTGCTGAGCTGCTTCGCGGCCTCGGCATTAAGGCCGTGAGCATTAAGCGCGCCGGTAGGAGGCAAACATTCCCAGGCGGCAACACTTACGATTGCTCCGACGCGATTCAGTTCTCTTTCTCTCCCCAGTCGGAAGATCGGGTCTTCTTGCTTGCTCGTAAAGCCGCCGAGCTAAACAGGAATCGCGTATTTCACCGCCTGCGCACGAAGCGGCATTCGATTGTGTCGGTGGAGCCGATCCCCTCTGTGCCCGTCAAATGCATCCGTGTGGACAACGCCTCTCACCTATTCCTCGCCGGGGAGAGCATGGTTCCCACGCACAACACTGCGGAGACGGAGATCGTCGCCCTTGCCCCCAAGGCCCCGTGGGTTATGGAGGAGGGCCAGATCGAGGGCCATGAGGACGAGTGGCAAACCGCCAACACCAGATCCATTCCTGTGCTGCAATATCGCGGCGTAAGCGTTAACGGCACCCTCGCCCCTCCCCCACAGCGTCAAACACCTTCCCCCGTGCCCTCGGGCATTGTCAACGCCAAGCAGGGCGCTGCCCAAGATATGATGGCGACGACCGGCATCCGGTTCGACAGCACGTTGCAGGAGCGGACCTACGATGAATCCGGGCGCGCTCTCAGGGAGTTGCAGCGCAAAGGCGACGTTGGTTCATTCCATTACTTCGACAATCTGTGCCGGACCCTGAAGCGATTGGGCGCCGATATGGTGGAGTGCATCCCGAAGGTCTATGACGCTGAACGGATTGTCACCATCCTCCGTGAGGACGACAGCGAAGAGCGGGTGAAGATCGATCCGCGCCAGTCCAGGGCTTCGAGCGAGGTCCGGGGCAAGGACGGCAAGACCCTCAAGATATTCAACCCTACCTTCGGGGAATATGGCGTCACCGTCACCATCGGGCCGAGCTACGCAACGAAGCGGATCGAAGCCGTTGAGTCCATGATGCAGTTCGTCTCTGCCCTGCCTGAGACTGCTAAGTACGTCGTTGACCTGATCGCGAAAAACCAGGATTGGCCGGGAGCCTCTGAGATCGCCGGCCGCCTCGCCAAGGTTCTGGCGATGCAGGCGCCGCAACTGATGATGCCCGACATGAAGGACGTGCCGCCTGAGGCCGCCGCGCTGATCCAGGGCATGGACGCGCATATCAAGCAGATGACGCAGCAGCAAATGCAGATGCTGCGCGCCTTGAACGACAAGGAGGCCGACCGCCAGGTTGATCGTGAGAGCATCCAGAAAGACTTCGAGGCCAAGCTTCTCAAGGTCGTCGCGGACTATGACGCGAAGATGCACCAGTCTCATCAGAAGATCGTGGACACCATGCTTTCTCACGGTCGGTCGGTCGATGAACTGGGAACTAAGGTTATCGAGCTTTCCCACAAGATTGAGCAGGGCGAGCGGTCGTCCGACTTGGCCGAGCGCAAGCTTGAGCAAGATGGGCAACAGGCTCAGCAGAGCGCGGCATGAACATGCTTGCAACCTACTACGTGTGGTATTATGATACCGCCACTGCCACAAGCAGGCGCGGGTCTACCGCACTCCATACCGACCGGTGGTTAACCGGGCACATGCACCATCGCATCTTCGATGGGCTTCCGTAATGGAGACTAATTGTGGCTGAAGCGAAAGCTGTTCTCGACATCTTGCCGAATCGTGAAGGACCGCCCCTGTCGGCGGTTTCTGACATGCCTGTCGCCAAGGCAGCCCCTGTTGCGGTCGCTGAACCTGCCGCTCCTGAAGTCACCACGGAAGCCGAGTCTGTATTGAGGGCCGACCCGCCCAAGCAGATCGAAGCGAAGGAGCCTGATGCCCCCGAGACTGAGGCCAAGGCCGAAGAGCCTGAGCCGAAAGCCGCCAAGGAAGACACGACCGATCCCGCCATCAAACGGGAGATCACCAAGGCGCGCAATAAGCAGCGCGAAGCCGAAGCCAGGGCCGCAGCGGCCGAGGAGAAGGCGGACAGCTTCGCTGGCGAGCTTGCCAAGCTCAACGAGTCCATTGCCAAGCTCACGAACAAGCCGGTGGAAGAGGTTCAGGACCCCCGCCCGACGCGCGACAAGTTCGAGACGCCGGACGCCTACGACGAGGCCCTGATTGAGTGGTCCGGTCGTCAGGCAGGCGAGAAGGCCCGTCTCGAAGCGCAGAAAGAGCACCTGGAGGCAGTCGAGCGTGATAATGCCGAACGTATCCAGAAGGAACAGAAGGCGACTGCGGATGCCGTCCTGGCCGACTGGGCCGCTAATCGCGAGAAGGCTGCGGAAAAATACGCCGATTATGCCGAGGTGGCCGAAGCGGATGATGTGCCGATCTCCGCGCCCGTGGCCTTTGCCCTGATGGGCCTTGGGGACAGGGGGCCTGAACTGGCCTACCACCTCGGCAAGAATATCGATGAAGCGAAACGGATCGCCGCCCTGGTCATGCCAGACGGGACGCCGAACGCCCCGCTTCAGGTCTTCGAGCTTGGCCGGCTTGCCGAGCTCGCCTTTGCGCCGGCAAAGGTATCGAAGGCCCCCGAACCGATTACGCCGCTCGGCAGCAGGGAGCGCGCAGCCGGTACGCCGCCCAGCGAACAGTCGATGGAAGAGTATGCCAACAGCGCCGCTGTTCAAGCGAGGCTGAAGGCTGATCGCCGCCCAGGAGGTTACGCCAACTAAGGCCCGCGCTGCGCCCAACACGGGACACTTAACACATCCGAACCACGGGCAGGTTCGAACAGGAGCGCTGTGAAGCGCCCCGGCCCTTAGAAGGAAGCCCTACTTTGGTAGGTGTGTGTAAAAATGTTGTGATGCTGGAGAAGCGGTGCTCCCGATGCGGAGAAACGCAACCTCTCGCCAACTTTTACCCGCACAACTCAACGCTGGATAGGCGGGCACCGCACTGCAGGGATTGCGAGCGCACCCGCTGCAAGGAACGCTACAACGATCCCGAGAGAGCAGCGGCACGGCTGGCTAAGCGCGAGGCCAAGCGCCTGGCTCGGGTTGCTCGCGGTGCACCGAAAGCGCCCAAGCGTGTGTTCAATTTCGCGGGCCGCGTGAAGTCCATGTACGGGGTGACCTTTGAAGAGGTCAGGCGCGCTTTGTCCGACAATCTCGGCCTATGCGCGAACGTCGCCTGCGGCAAGGAAATCACCTTCGACGTTCGCGGACACGAGCACAACCGGGCGATGATCGACCACGACCACGCGACAGGAAAGTTTCGCGGCGTTCTGTGCCGTGAATGCAACACAAGTCTCGGCTACTTTGAGAAAGACAAGAACTACATACTTGGATTAACCAAGTACTTATCAGAACATTCGTAACCGAATTGACTGTTGTGAAACAGCCAGTCCTAGTAAAAGGAAAGTACAATGAGCACTGAAGCGCTCCTGACCCCGCAGATAATCACAAAAGAGACGCTGGTTATTCTGGAGAACAACCTTGTCGCCGCGAACAAGGTCAATCGCCAGTTCGAGAATCAGTTCGTCAAGATCGGCACGAACCTGACGATCCGCAAGCCGAACCGCTTCCAGACGGTCAAGGGCCAGGCGCTTCAGATCCAGAACATCACCGAGCCGTCCACCTCGATCACGATCAACCAGCAGGCGCAGGTCGCGTTCCAGTTCACCTCACAGGAACTGACCCTCACCGTGGAAGAGTTCCGCGAGCGCTACCTGAAGCCCGCCGCGCTGTCGATTGCCAACACCTTGGACTTCGACGTGCTGACGAACTTCAACCAGCTCTTCAACGAGGTCGGCACTCCGGGCACGATCCCCGCATCGTTCAACTCCCTGGCCTCGGTCGGACAGCGGATGGATGAAGGCGCTGTGCCGCAGGATGGACGCGTGATGATCCTGAACCCGGCGGCCTACTGGTCGTTGGCCTCGGCTCTCACCACCCTGTTCGTCCAGTCGGTTTCGGAGCCGGCGCTGAAGGGCTTCCTCGCGAACATCGCGAACTTCGAAATCTACATGGACCAGAACATCCAGGTCCAGACGGTCGGCAACTACTCGGGGACCGGCGTCGTCAACGGCGCAAACCAGACCGGTTCGCAGCTCGTCACCAATGGCTGGACCGCAAGTGTTACCGGTCTTCTGAACATCGGCGATGTCTTCACCATCCCCGGCGTCTTCGCGGTCAACCCGCAGAACCGGGTTTCCACCGGGTCGCTCCAGAACTTCGTCGTGACAGGCACCGTGAACACCGATTCCGCCGGCAACGCGACAATCCCGATCTATCCGGCGATCACCACCTCGGGTGCCTACCAGACGGTTTCGGCCTCGCCAGCCAACCTCGCGCCGCTAACGGTGAAGGGCACCGCCAACACGCAGTATGCTCAGAACGTCGGCTTCGTGAAGGACTGCATCGGCCTCGTGACGGTGCCGCTGGAAATCTACAACGGCACCGACTTCTCGGCTCGGGAGATGTGGCGCGGCCTGTCCATGCGTGTCTGGCGCCAGGCCGACATCTTCAACGATGTCGCCCCGTGCCGTATCGACCTGCTGTACGGCACAACCACGTATTATCCCGAACTCGGCGTCAGGCTGACGAACTGAGGCGACGATGGAACTCGCAGCCCTCAGTCGTCCGAACTGGATGCTCACCCGCAAGCAGCGGCAGCTCAAGGCTCGCTACGAATCCCAACTGGAGCAGGAGCGCAACGGCGCTCCCATTCCGGGAGAGATCGCGGAGCGCATGACCAGGCCGAAGGACGAAGCTTTGTTCCAGTGCTTCGTCCAGCAGAAGGGCGAGAACGGCGCGGACAATCTCGTCGCGGTCGGACCCAAGGGCTCCAAGGATTTCGTCGAGCAATTTCAATTCGCCATCCTGACCGGCATCGCGTCCGGCAAGGAACGTCTATGGACCAACCCGCATGTACTGCGGCTGATTTAAGGAGACATCACTATGGCCGTCACCACTGCGGGTACTGTCACCACTTCCACCTTCTTCCGTCAGCTTTCGGACGGCAATCCCAATGGCACCGTCTTTGGGCGAATCCTCGCTTCCGATGGCACGCCGGACAAGATCGGGCACTTCGGCAGCACGCCTGTCGTGCAGCCCGCCAGCTACGGCTCTTTGACTGGCGCTGTGGGTACCGTCACGATCTACTCGACCACGCAGTCGCCCACCTCGGTTGCGCCGAACACTTCGGCTGAGCAGGCTCTGACCGTAACCGGTGTGGCGACGGGGCAGCTCGTCATCGCAACCAAGCCGACCGCTCAGGCCGGCCTCATCGTTGGAACCGCGCGTGTCTCGGGCGCGAACACGGTGCAGATCACGCTCGGCAACGCCACCGCCGCTACCATCACCCCGACCGCTTCGGAAACCTGGAATTTCGATGTCATTCCCGCGTCGATGGTTCTCACCGCCGTTCTCAGCCCTGCGTCGGTTGCCCCGAATACCGCATTGGAACAGCAGTTCCCGGTTGCGGGCGTCGGCGGCTCGGCTCCTGTTGCGGTGAACAAGCCGACCGCGCAGGCGGGTCTCATCATCACGGGCGCGCGCTCGGTGTCTCCGGGTGTGCTCGGCATCACCTTCGCCAATCTCACCGCAGCCACGATCACCCCCACAGCATCGGAGAGCTACCTGGTCTTCGCGCAGCAGGGGATTTCGATTGCTCCGGTCGAACAGGTCATCAACGTCCAGCTTTCGCCGGCTTCCGTCGCCGCCAACACGTCGGCGGAACAGACCTTCACCGTTCCCGGCCTTCCGGCTGGCTCGACGGTGTTCGTGAACCTCGACGTTCCGCAGGCCGGTCTTTCCATCGGCGGAGCGCGTGTGTCTGCCCTGAATACCCTGGCCATCACCTTCGTCAACAACACTTCGGCGGCGATCACTCCGACAGCCGGTGCGACCTACAATGTCGGGTCGTTCCCCACTGCCTCTCCGGCCGCCGGTTCCAGCACCGCTCTTACGTCGATGGCGGGCGGCTCGGACCACGCGGCGCTGGTCTCTCTGGGGCTGATCGCGGCTCCGTAACGACTGAATAGGGCCGGTGAAATTCCGGCCCGTCACCTCTTCACGGAGATGGGCAAATGAAACCTGTATGTGTGTTTGCTACCCCGAGTTTGGATCATCGGGTCACGCTTGACTATCTGCGGTCTTGGACAAAAACCGTGTCCCTGCTCAAGGACAGCGGAATCGACCACGGCATGATTTCCCGTGGCGGAGACTGTTTCGTTGCCAAGGTTCGCAACAAGCTGGTCAAGCAGTTCCTCGATGGTCCCGGAACGGACCTATTTTTCATCGATGATGATCTCGGCTGGCCGGAGCAGAAGGTCCTTGAGTTCATTCTCAGCCCAGAGCCGATCATTGCCGGTGTTTATCCCAAAAAGAGCGATGACCTGGACTGGCCTGTCGGCCTCGAATGCGACCTGACTAGGGGAAAACTGATCGAAGAGAGCGGCCTTTTCATTGCGAGCTTCGCGGGCAGCGGCTTCATGCGGATCAAGCGCGAGGTGCTGGAGGCGCTGGTCAAGGTGGTACCGACCTTCAAAGATATCGAGATGGGCGGAAGGACCGAGGAATTCCCGATGGTTTTCAGCAGCGGGCTTGACGCCGATGGCTGGTTCTGTGGCGAAGATGTCTCCTTCTGCCGCCTGGCCCGTGTGCACGGCTACCCCGTAGCGGTGGACCCGAATATCGAGTTCAAGCATCGCGGCGGGAAGACCTGGAAGGGCACTCTTGCCGATTCAATTCCCCATTTTCGCGCTCGCGCCAGCATGGCTGTAGCCAAGGAGGCGGCGTGATCACCCAAGGCAGGCGGTCCTCCCCCGTCCGTGACATGTGTTGCGCCGAGCATGGCCTAAATCGGCGCGCCTATCACGAAGCGAGGAGATCATGAGCGATTACCCGAAGACCCTTTACCACCCCGCCTTCAATCCCGGAAAGCCGGCCAAGCCGCTCAGCGGTCAGGACCTGATCGACGGCAAGGAGCAGGAGGCAGGCATTCCCGCCCGGTTTCCCCCTGTCACGGTGAAAACGCAGAAGGACGAGGACTACCACCGGGCCATGGGCTACATGGGCCAGCAGGAAAGCCACGTCTTCGCCGCCTACTCCGAATACCCGAAGATGATGGTCCACCCCGACCATGTGGATGCGATCCCCGATGAGATCGACGCCAAGAAGGAAGAGAACGGCTCGATCACTCGGATCGTCAAGCCTGGTCGCCCGGAAGTTCACCCTCACGCTTTCGTGAACAGCGAAGAAGAGGAAGAGGCTTATCGGGCCAAGGGCTACGAACTTCCCGGCGTGTTCGACCCCAAGACCGCAGCTGATCTCAGGGTTAACCATATCGAGGGATACGAGGCGGAGCAGTACCCCGCCCTGATCGACGGCAACGTGGTCAACCCGAATGCGGCCGCCGGCGGACCCGACGAATATCCGAAGTACGTCAATGGGACCATCGTCAACAGCTACGCCGAGGAAATGGCACTCAAGGGGCCGGAAGACCCGGAGGCGGTGGCGAAGCGGGACGCCGATGCGAAAGCCGCTCGCCGCGCTGAACTGCTGGCCGAGTTGGAAGCATTGGATGGTGCAGCGCCGATAGATGCGGCGGCACTCGCGGCTGACATCGGTGAGGCTACGAAGCCCGGAGATCGTGAAACTCTCCTCGCCGAGGCCAAGGCCAAAGGCATCAAAGTCCACCACAAATGGAGCCTCGATAAACTCCAAGAGGCGCTGAAAGCCGCATAACCGCCATGAAATATATCATCGCTGCGATAGCGACGATCCTCCTTCTCAATGGACCTGCTGCCCGGGCTCAGAATCCGGGGAGCGGACTTTGCTCGTACCCCAAGGTAACGACCCCTCTTTCGGGGACGGAATGCTGGCCGCTGAACCAGAACGGCGTCACGAAAACGGTGACGGCGGCGGGTTTCTTCAAGAACGCCGTCCAGGGGCCGAACTCATCGGTTGTGGGTGACGCGGCGGTTTGGAACGGGACAACCGGCATACAGTTGGCCGATGCCGGCGCTCCGCCTCTGTTCAAGATCGCCACCAACTATGCGATGCAGAACTTCCTCTTCGTGACGAGCGCCGCAGGCTTTACCGTCATGCGGACGGGTTATTATGCGGCGGGAGATTCCCCTGCGACCGTATATGTCCTCAGCACCAGCCCATGCTCTCTTAACGCGGGGGCCGGTGACGGTGGCAGTCAGGTCCCCGCGAACAGTGGGGCATGGTGCTGGCTCATCGGCAACCAGACGATTTATGACGTTCGTCAGTGGGGTGCGGTTGGAACCACCACTACAACCACCGGCACGATCAGCCAGGGGTCTCCGTCCCTCTCGGTCGCAAGCTCGTCGGGTTATTCGGTCGGTCAGGCGATAGATGTCTACGGGGCAGGTTCTACCAGCACCGTCAATGCTCCTACGTCCGTGACGATGGTTACGGAGGGAACGACCGCCAGCGTGACCTACCATGCCCAAGTAGTGGCGATTGATTCCGATCATGGCTATGGACCCGCGTCTGGCATTATTAGCGGCGACGGTTCGGGGAATGCGACCCTTCAGGTCCCTCAGGCCGGCTCGGACGCGCAGGATCAGCTTATTTCATGGAGTGCGCCGAGCGGCACGGTTCCGACCAGCTATGCCGTCTATGATGACGCCGTAAACACCTCTCCTGGCTCAGGGGCTCTGATCTGTCGCGGTGTGACGGTGCAGACCTTCTGGCGCGACTATGGCCAGATCCAGAACAGCTTGACCAAGACAAACGAGTGCCCCAGCTGGCTTCCGACCAACCCACCCACAAGCGCGGGTAAGGACCTGTTCAGGGCCACTATTGTAAGCCCCGTTGTCGGTAATACCCTTGTTCTATCCAGCAACGCCCCGAACGCGTGTTCTGGCTGTACGGTCGAGCACGACGACACCGCGCCTATCCAGAATGCGGTCAATGTCAAGACAGTGACGCTGATCCCGTGCGGCAACTTTCATACCACGGGCGGAATCACGCTGACTGGCAACAACAAGACCCTTCGCGGCAACAACAAGGGCTGCTCCCTTATCGCCCCGTCCGGGTCGTTCGAGATCACAACGTTGGGTGGGACAGGAACCACCTACTTCTCTCAGGAGATCGACAACCTTCAGATCACCGCCCTGGACATGGCCTCGGGCGACTGCATGTTCATCCAGAACACAAACCGCTTCATCGTCGATAACATTGAGTTGTCCAATTGCTACAACGAGATGCAGATAAATAATGTCTTCATCGCCGAAATCCACGACTTCTTTTCCTCGACAAGACGCCGAGGTGATTACGGCTGGTGGCTATGGGCCAATGGCAGCGGCGGAGGAACGCAGACCGCTAATCTTGAGCTGCGCCATGTGAACACCGCGAATGCCTACCAGGGCATCTCTTTCCACTTGGACGGCAATGTAGCCTCCCTTCGCGCTCGCTACCTCGGCATCCAGAGCGGCCCCTTCGAGATGGTCAGCAACAACGCTGTAGCGGCACCGCAAACCCCGATCTACGGGCAGTTCTACGATACCGGCTTCAATGTCTGCTGGCGGCTGTGCCTGAACGTCACTGATGGCACGCTGATGCAGTTCTATTCGCCCTATATCCAGCAGGTGAACGGCGGCGGGGCGAATAACCATGCCGTTGTCATTTCGGCGGTCGATAACACTGCAACTCCCGCAACCGGCAGTGTGGGGTTCCAAATCCACGGCGGCACGGTCTTCGGCGGAAACGATGTCATCCTCGACAACGGAAATGGAACGATCATCGAAGGAGCCAATATTTTCGGCAACTTCGATGCAGCCATAGAGTGTGGCCCCTTCAGCAACGGTCTGCTTGTCACGGGGGTGAACACCTATAACGCCCCCGCCAACATTCCGATAGCGGCTCAGGATTACGGCATGAAGTTGGACGCGGGATGCTCGAATGCCACCGTTCTGGGAACATTCGTGGGCCAGAAGTCCAATGTCCTCAACAACACGTCACCCACGCAAGAGGTCAATGTCAACGGCCAAATCGATCCGCCGCAGACGACGGTCCTGACTGCGACCCCCTACACCCTGACGAACGCCACGTATCCATGGGTCTATCAGGGTCAGGCGGGGGCGGCGAATATCATTGAGGTATCCGGGTCGTTTTCCGCACAGAACCTGACCACAGACACCGCGACCAACATCATCGCCGGATTGAACAATCCCCAGGTCGGCACGCAAATCTGGTTCATCGTCAGGAACCACAACCATAAGGCCACCTCCGGCGGCGCCGATGCGGTATTGACCCTTGTCGGTGGGGCCGGCGTTACGATTACTGGAACAGCAACCGTTCCTGATGCCGCTCAGGGTCAAGTGACCTCTGGTGGCGTGCCGCAGTCCGGCATCTACACGTTCAGGAAGTTCGTCGGGACGATCACGAATGTCGGTGCGCCGGCTATCACTATCCATGGTTGCTCCACCACGGCGGGAGCCGCCTGCTGATGGGCTGGATTCTCGACAGCACCGGGCACTACGTCCTCGATAGCAGTGGCAATCCTGTAGTCGATAGCACCCCCTTCCCGACAGTCCGAGACATGATCCAGGACGCGGTGGAGAAGTTGGGCGTCTATGCGGCTGGGGAAGTCCTGTCGGCTGCGGATGCGCGAAGGTCCATGGCTGTTCTCAACGACATGATCGACTCATGGTCGAACGAGTCCCTGACCTGCTACGCGATCCTGGAGGAATCGGGGCCGCTGAATGTGGGTCAGCAGCAGTACACGATTGGTCCGGGCGGATATTTCAATGTTCCCCGTCCCATCCGGATCAACGACGCTCCTGGGTCCGCCTATATCCAGGACTCTCAGGGCAACATCTATCCTTTGGATGTGGTGCCGAAGAACACATGGAACCTGATCGGTCAGAGGTTCGTGAACTCGAACCTGCCTGACACTCTCTATTACGACAATCAGTACCCGCTCGGCATCATCAACATCTTCCCGGTGCCGAACATCAACTACACGATCTTCTTCGACAGCTACCGGCAGATCGACAGTTTCAACAACCTCGATCAGCAGCTTGTCATGCCCCCCGGCTACAAGAAGGCGATCCAGGACAACCTGGCGGTTGAGCTTCATCCGTACTTCAAGCCGGACCAGGAGGAAGTGCCGCAGAAGCTTCTCGTGATCGCCGCGCGGAGCAAGGGCAACGTCAAGCGCGCGAATATGCGCCAGATGGTGGCGCGATACGACAGTGAGTTGGTGTCGCGGATCAACGTCACGCCGAACATCTTCACTGGCGGGACGAACTGATGGACACGCCCTTCCTGGGGCCGCTCAACGTTAGCCGCTCAAAAAACTTCGCTGACAACGAGTTGATTAACCTGTTTCCCGAGATCGGGGAGACCAAGGACGCTAAGAGCATTGGCGCCTTCTATATGTGCCCCGGCCTCGATCTCCTTGTGACCTGCGGCAACGGACCTATCCGGGGAACAGAAGCGCTCAGCGGCAATCTGTACGTCGCATCCGGTCCTGATGTTTACGAGGTTACTCCCGGCTACAGCGCGAGGCGCATCGGCGGCCTGACCACCAACTCCGGGCCTGTGAGCATGATCGAAAACGGCTCGCAGATGAACATCTTCGACGGGAGCAGCGGCTACCTGGTGACAGGAGGGACGCTTACCGCCCAGCCCCTTCCTTTTTCGGGGCCGGTTTCAGCGTCTTATCAGGATGGTTTCGGCCTTGTGAATGAGGTCGGTACGGACAAGTGGTGGCAGTCCAATCTCTTCGATCTCTCGAACTGGGCAGCGCTCAACTTCTCGTCCGCAGATTCTCGGCCCGATAATATCGTGGCAGTGAAATCCATCCATCGCGAGGTCTGGTTGATCAAGCAGAAAGAGAGC